ATGATCACCCCGCAGCCATCCCCGAAATTCGCGCTCCTCCGTATGCCTGAGTGGTTCGGCGTGCCCGAACTGGAGGCCCTCCCAGCGCCGCCGGAGGCCTACCGGATCGTGGAGGCGCAGCCTGGGTGGTTTGAAGTGCGCGGGCCGGGCGGGGTCCTGGTGTACAGCGGCCTCGGGCCGGTTCAGATTCTGGCGGCCCGCGATGTATGACGATGACGATCCGCTGAACTGCCTCCACCCGACAGTTGTGTGGCCGTCAGGCTGGACGGCGGTCTGTGGGCAGGAGATCCTTCCGTTGGCCCCGGACTGCTATCGGGTCGTGCACACAACCCCGTGGTGGTCCATCGTCTTGGACCCGGACGGCAATGTCGTCTACCGTGGCTTCGGGCCTGTGGAGGTGATCCGCTCGCCAGCGCCCTTCTGACCTGCGGGCACAATGCCGCGCATGGCAATAGATCCGACACATCCCAAGCACACAGTCCACCAGCGCGTCGTTGCAGGTTTCGCTGGACATTGGAAGGCCCACGGCGACAAGTACCCCCAGCGCTTCCGCCTGCCGCCCGAGGAGCTGTACCACTTGGATCACGTCATGCACAAGGGCGAGCACCCCGGCCTGATGTGGGGCGCTCCGCTCGATGCGGACCCGAGCACACGCGGGGAGATGGTGGCTATCGACGGCACGGTCGTCTCGATAGCGCCGGCTGAGTCGCCTACGGAATAATCAACCGCCAGCGGCGGCCTTACTGCCTGTGCGGCAGAAGATGTGCAGACCACACACATCATTTTCTAAGCTGCTTGTTCAGCAGTCGCCGCACTCTATCACCGCTCACGCGCGGGCCCAATCCTTCCTCTTTCTGCAGCCTTGCGCCATGAGCCGGTTCCAGCGTCCAGGGGCAGCCCCGGGCGGCGCACCCAACCGGGGAACTTCTCGGCAACGCCGGCCACGCGCTTGCGCTCCTCTGCCTTGATGTAATCGCCGCTGCGAAGGCGCTGGGCAATGTGCAAGCAGAATGCCTTGTCAACTTCGCCGGGAGCGGTTGCCGGCAGCTCGACAGGAACCGTTTGCCGCGGCGCGGGCTGCTCAGGCGGCAACGCTGGCAACGCGACACTCATGCGCCTGGCCAGCTCAGCGCTGGCGATATTGATCAGCCGCACAAGTTCGGCATCTGGCATCGTGGTGATGCTGATTTCCCGCACTGCCATCACACGCCCTCCGGCAACCGCTGAACTCCCAGACGATGCAAGAGCAGATGCCACATCGCAAAGCTGATGCTCTGACGTGACGATGCACTCTCGCTCGCTGTGTACTTGCGAAACCCCTGAGGCTGTACGCCGACAAGGGCGGCGGCGCCGGCGCCTGAAACACCCGTGAAGCTGCCCTCCCCGACAACATGACGCAGCTCCCAGCTCGTGGGCGCGCGCCATTCAGCAGAATTCAGCGTGAGCACTTCGCCAGGCAGTAGCCCAGACACCCAAGCTAACGGCGTAGCGGTGGGAGCCGACGCTGGCTGGCTTGCATATGCCTCTGCAATCGCTTCATGTGCCTGCTGCAGCCGACCGAACTGCTCCGCATCCATGGGTACGCATGCGCCCAGCTCATCCGCTATCAGCCATGTTGCATGGCGGTCATCGATCAATCCCGCAGAGAGTCCATCGATGGGCGCATGCGAAAGAAAGCGGCCCAGCTCGCGGCCCAGGACGCCAACTCTATCCACTGAGCACACCAGGCGTACAAGGTAGCCGCCGCTGGATGCGTGCGCCACTGGCTGAGCGACGGCCTGATGAGAGCGCACGAAAGCCGTCCTGTCATCGCCAAACGCTTCCGCGACCTGGCCACGGTTCGCAGCAGCAGGAAGCGTGTGCTCAGCCAGCAGCCTCGCGCCGTACGACATGGCCCAGCGCTGGCTTGCTTGGCTGTTGACGACGAGTGCGCAGCCAACAGGGCAGAATTCAAAAGGTCCAGACTGGAACTCTTGCATATCAGGCCTCCACGCGGTCGATGACGAACGTTGCACCGTAGGGCAACTCGATCAACTTGCGTTCAGCCAGAGCCGCATTCATCGCGCGCAGGGCGCCCGTGTCGCCAACCGGTGCACCCGGGATCTTTCCGAATGCGAACTGCTCGGCTAGAGCCCGAGATGCAAAGAGGCCTGGCAGCACCGGCTCCATCGAATCAGGCAGCGCGTAGGAATTGCAGCGCACCCGGAACTTGAAATTCTTGCCCTGCTCGGCTTGCTGCTGAGCGACTCGGGCGGCTTTGCGGTCTGCGAAGGTCATGATGTGCATCTCCTGGGAGGTACAGCGCTGGCGGGTTGCCGAGCTGATGGATGCAATCATATAGCTCCAATGGAGCTAATTCAAGGAAATATTCTCCAACCTCAGACCGGCCGCGTGCACGCCATCAGCGCTGCCAGCAGCCGCACCTCGTAGCCTTCGCGTCGGTCGATCTCGGCCAGCGCCGCGCGCAGCAGCTCAAAGGGGTCGGCATCGTCGGCCAGGGCCTCCGTGGGCATGCTGGGCCGGTCGGGGATCGGCTCGCGGCACTCCACGGGCACGGGCACCTTGACCTCTTGGATTTCGACTCGCGGCACGGAGCCGCAGCCGGACAGGGCCAGCGCGGCCAGCAGCGGGATGGCGCGCATCATGGCTTGGCCCTCCTCTTCAACCAGTCGGCGCCCAGAGCCTGGAGCGAGGCGCAGCTGTCGCCGGCAGCAGGCTGGCGAGCCAGCGTGTAGTCGGCGCGGGCGTTGAGCTCGGCGGCATGGCCAGCGGCAGCAGCACGGGCAGGCGCCGCCTCGGCGGCACGCTGCGCAGCCACGGCGCCCAGGGACTCGGTCGCGTCGCTGCATGCCTGAGCCCCCTTGCGTGCGCCGTCGCGCTGTTCCTGCATGCCCGCCAGCTCAGCGGCGGTTTTGGTCGCGTCGTCCCGGGCGGACAGCCAGGCCCAGCCCAGCAGCAGGTTGCCGGCCGCCAGCACGGCCATGATGGCTTGCGTGGACGTGATCATTGCAGGCTCCCTGTGCCAGCGGCGCGCGCCTGGGCGTGGAATGCATCCCAGGTCTGCCGGTGCGGCTTTCCAGGGCGCCATGTGCGCAACGCGTAGAGATCCCAGGCACCCCGCACATCGCCCACGGCGGGCAGCCGGCGCGGATCCGTGAACAGAAGAAGCCGGGCCAGCGCGGCAGCCAGCACGTCGTCTTGCTCGATGGCCTCCCAGATCGCGCGGGGCTCGAATGCGACGCCACGGGCAGCGCAGACCACACTCAGCCAATGCTGGCTGGCCTGGTGCAGATAGACACCCCAGACTCCACCACGGCTTGCGCGCGAGCCCAGCTCGAACTGCCAGAAGCCGCGGGCCGGGCCCTTGGCGCCAGGCTTGCCCTGCACCAGTTGGTAGCGATACTGGAAGCGCGACTCCTGCAGGCCGATGGCCAGCAGCATCACGCGCGCCTCGGGCGTATCCATGGCGACCGGCAGCAGTATGAGTGCTGGGTTGATCGCCGTCTTGATGATCGTGTCGAGAGTCATTGGTCTTCCTTTGGCTTGTCGATGCCCAATTTCTTCTCCAGCACCTTCTGGCCGGCGGATTCAACCCAGATCAGGCCCTTGGCCCCGGCGTGGCCGCTCATGCCGACAATCGCGGAGGTCAGCAGCGGGTTGAGGGTGAAGTACTCGCAGAGCCAGAACGCGACCAGGCCGGCGAACGCGCTCACGCAGAGCTCACCGATCAGGGAGGAGAGATTCCAGGCCAGGATCTCGCCGCGGCGGACCTTCATCCACCAGGACGCGAGGCCGCCGAGCAAGGCCGTGCCGAGCACGATCCCGTACTCCTGCAGCGTGTAGCTCAGGGGCGTTTTGACCGTCGATTGCGCCCATACGGCGATGGGCACCACCAGGTGCAGACTGATGAGGAGGGTGATGAATATGCGCATCAGGCATTCCGTTCGGGCATGAAAAAACCCGCCGAAGCGGGTTGGTGTTGAAGCAGCGCGGCTCAGGGCAGTTCGTGCGGCTGGATCGGGGCGTCGAGGATCGCAACCGGGTCGATGTCGTGCCCTGCTGATTGCAGGATCGCGAGCCCGGCGGGCAGCTCCGGGTTATCCAGATCGATGTACTTGCGCACGCTCGCATCCATCACCACAGCCTTGCAGTCGTAGTTCTGGTCACGCAGGATTGCCAGCTTCAGTGGGCCGAAGCGGTCAAAGAACGCGCCGACGCTGATGTGTTGGGGGACGGCCACAAGGGGCTGCGCATCCTGATGCTCACAGACGCGCCAGGCGCCCGGATGCTGCTGCTCGGCGAACTCGGGCGATGCGATGATCGTGTTGACGACTGCGCCATCGGTGTTGAGGATTTCGATACGCATGATCAAGCCTCCCTCAGCACGAGCACAACAAGCCCGGCGGCTCCAGCGCTTCCGGCAGTGCTACCGCCACCAGAGGCCATGCAGGAGCCGCCCGCGCCGCCATTTGCGGTCAGCGGTGTCGTATTGGTGGTGCCCGGCTGACCATGACCAGAGACGCCACCCATATAGCCAGCGGCCACCACTGTTGAGCCATTGGATGCAGAGCCGCCGCCAGGACCAGCAGAGATGGTGCTCGTACCTCCGCCCCCGAACACGTCCAACCCCCATTGCGACGCCACGTACTGCAGCAGCGGGACTGGAGACGCCTGCTGCAGCTGGCCGATGAAATTTGGCCCTCCGACTGTCGCTGGAGTGCCTGTTGTGTCTATGCCAGGTCCACCAGAACCTCCGCCAGATGGCGTGCTCGATGCCGCCGAGCCGAGCACCGATCCGCCCTTCCCGCCAACCCCCGCACCCGCAGACCGCTCGCCTGCGCCTGTGGTGTTGATGTCGCCGCCTGCGCGCTCAGCAGGCGGGTTCTGGAGGATGCCCACAGCGCCGCTGCCAGCGACGGCTGCAGTAGAGCTTGTCGCGATGACCGAGCCGCCAGGACCGCCCTCAATATGCAGGTCGCCGCCAGTGCCTCCAAAGCCTCCGCGCGGACCTGTCGCGGGCTTTGTTGCGCTCGCCACCGCGCCGCGTCCAGCCTTCGCGATGATCGTGCGCCCACCGACCACAAGCTGGCTGTCGCCGCCGTTGTTGCCGCTGACGCGCGTGGCGCCAGATGCTGTGACCTGGGCGCCGCCTGCGCCGATGGTTGCGACCGCCGTATCGCCGGCAGCGACCGGGATGCCGTACGCAAAGGCGCACTCTCCCGTCGATGCCCCGCTCACGAAGCCAGCGCCACCCACGGCGCCTCCGCCACCATGGCCGCCAATGACCATCACGTCCAACAAACCAGACTGCGGCAGGACCACGGTGCGTGATGCGCCCACCATCCATGCGCCAAGAACCTTGCCCGCGCCCGACTTGCCGTACAGCTCAGAAATCGGCAATGCACTCATATCCACTCTCCTCGTGTTGCGTTGAACTGCAGACTCATGCCCCAGGCCTGCCTGTCGATGTAGCGCTGGCCAGCAGCCACGCCCCGGTAATTGATCCCGCCGAAATCAACGATCTGTGCACGCGAGACGGGTGCGGCAAGGACGATGTCGATGCGGCTGTCGTTGCTCAGGCCCGTTGTCGGCAGCGTCAGCGTCACGGTCGCGCCGGAAATGACGTAGAGCACGCCAGGGACCGCAGTCGTGTTGGTCGTGATGACCTGCTGCACCAGCGAGCCGTCTGCGGAGCGCGCAGCCACGCCGATCACCCAATCCGCCTTTGCCGACGCACCTGCAAAAGCATCGACAGCAATCACCAGCGCGCCCGTGGTGCCGTTGTACGACTGCACGTAGCCGCTCATGCGGGTGTTGGGATCGCTGGCGGACGTGGCCACCAGGTACATACCCGTCACGAAGGAACGCGAGGCCTCGATCGTGAAGCTCTTCGCGCCCGCGCCCGGGGTCACGCTCGTGGTGCTGTGGCCGACGAGCTGCTGCGTGGCGAAGACCTCGGCCTGGTTGCGATAGTCGAGGGCAGCATCACGCGCGGCCTCGGCGCCTGTTTTCGCGGTGTTCGCCGCAGCGACCGACCCCGCCGCCGCCGTGGCGCTACCGGCTGCTGCACTCGCAGAGCCAGAGGCCGCCGTGGCCGAGCCTGCAGCATTCCCCGCTGATGCTGATGCAGCACCCTCCGACCCAGCAGCGGCTACCGCGCTCGCCGCGGACTCGCCAGCCTTGGCGGTTGCCGTGCCTGCTGCCGCCTGTGCCGCGCTTTTGGACCCATCCGCCGCAACAGCCCGTTCATTGGCGGCAATGGCGTTCTGATAGACCTTGGCGTTTTCAGCATTGATCTGCTGGACCATGGTCACCTGGGCTGCCACGGTGGCAAATGCCTTTTCGCTGAATACTGCCGGCGTGTCGGTTGGCGCAGGTGCTGGCGGCAATTCCGTGATGAGTGTTGGGTTGACGGGTTCCGTCATGTCAGGCCCTCCAGTTCCAGTTCAGAGTCCGCATAGTCGTAATAGGAAAGGATGATTTCGAAGTTTTTGTAGAAGCCATAGATCACCGTGGACTCAAATCGGTCAGACCCAATCCAAAGGCATGGCGTGGCGCGCACAGAGGCGCAGAAGGAATTGAACGAATCCACTTCGCTGGATTGGAGGAGGAGCTGGAAAGCGGCCCTCTTGGCGTAGTTCCGCTCAACCAGCACCACGTCGCCGAACTCGGTGCGTTCCTTGCGGGAATAGTCCTGAATCCCCAGGCGTGCACCAGCCCGGACACCCAACGCAAACGCGCGGGTCTGCCCCATCAAGATCACGCCGACTGCCAGATCTGCAGTGCCAGACACGTCGATGAGGACGTCAGCCATCGGGAAGCTCGGCAAGTCCTGCAGCAGCGCCTGGGTAGGTGTTGCGCGCACCCCGAAATACCACTGCCACCAGTCCGCGGCGGCCGGCACGGGCGCCATTGACGTGGTTTCGTCGTAGACCGTGCCGAAGGCCGGATCGATCAACCGCACGCGGATGCTTGTGGCGCCCGTGACGTTGAGCAGGCCAAGCGATGTGATCGCCTGGCCCGGCTTGATCCGGTAGCTGATGTTGTTCGCCTGCTTGACCTGGCTGCTGACTGACCTGTCGAAAGGCTTCCAGCGGTTCGTCGGCCCGACCTCGGCCCACTTGGGCTCGGCGGACGGCGTTGCCGGGTTGTTGCCCGTGTTGCTGTCAGCCGCGCTCTCGTAGACCTTGTGCTGGGCCGCGAGGATCACCCGCGCGCCCTTTGCGTAAGTCGTTCCTGCCGCCCACTCTGGATAGTCGTTCTCCGGCACGTCGGTGCTCACCAGCATGGCCGGTGTCACTGTCAGCGGCGCGACGACCGTGAGCTGTGAAATGCTCATGCAGTTGCCTCCTCTCGTTCATGTGGCAGGCCATCGCCATCCCAGCGCTGCAGCAGTCGTGCGATCTGCGCATTCAGGCGCACGATCTCGCCGGCTTGCTGCCTGCGCTCCTCGCGGCTTTGCACCGCTTCGGATAGCAGCTGCTGGACCAGCCCCTCCAGGTTTCCGCTCCCCATCGATCCACCGGCCCACGGGTTAAAGGCCGCCGGCACGATGGCCTCGTTCCGGTGCACCATGGCCAGCATGTCCTGCGGCACACGGTTCGTGCCCACGTCAAAACGCGGGATGCCCATCTCATCAACGAGCTTCTGCAGGTCACCCAGGCCGACGTTGCCGACTACGGCCAGCTTGTCGAGCGAGCCGCCGCTTTCGCGGAACTGCTCGATCAACTCGCGGACGCTGCCGCCGCTGTTGGCCAGGGCCTCCTGGTACTTGCCATCCCAGACCGCGTAGCTGCTGTACCCGCCATTGGCGTCGGGCTTGGCTGCGCCAAGGTTCCACTTCGAGCCAGAGGATGCGCCCCCACCGCCTGGCGCAGTGCCGCCGAAATCGATCTCCGAATTCCCGCCGCTGCCAGGCTTTTGACCTGGCGGCTGCGTGGTGGCGTTCGGGTCAAGGAACGGCATCAAGGCCTTGATCGCCTGCTCCACACTGAGCGTCGCGTCGATCTGGGCCTTGTTGCCATCCAACAGGTCGCGCCAGTAGGTCAGCGTCTTGTCCAGGCGCTGCAGCTGCTCCTGCGAGTTCTTGAGTTGCCTTTCCTCGACGCTGAGCTGCGTGTCGCCGTAGCCCGCGATCTGCTTGAGCTGGTTGGCCAGCACCAGGGCGTCGCGGTCGCGCTCGAATTGCGAGGCGTAGCGGCCCGACGTGATGCCGCCACGCGCCGCGCTGATCGCGTCCGTGAGCCCGTCGTAGCTGGATAGCTTGGCGCCACCGCGCAGGCCGGCAATGGCCCGCTCGATGTACAGCATGCCCTGCACCGCCTGCATCTGGCCCACAGACTCGATGCTGCCGAACAGCTCCTTGGCGGCCTGCTTCAGCGGCGTGAGGATGCCCGTGATCGCCTGCACGGCCTCCTGGGCGTTGGACGCCACGGCTTGCCAGTACTGCTGCTCGCGGGCGATGGCCGCTTCGAAGTTGGCCATGGCCAAGTCCTTGGCCTTCTGCTGCGCCTCTTCCAGCGCGCGCGCGGCCTCTTCCGCAGCGGTCTTCGCGGCCTCTGCTGCTGTTTCTGCAGATTTCTGCGCATAGTCTGCAGCCACACCAAACAACTGCGCCATGGCCAGCAGCTTGGCTGCCAGCTCGTTGTCGCCAGACGCCAGTGCATCCTCAATCAGCTTGCGCAAGGCCTTCTTCGCGGCCTCTCCGTTGGCGGGGTCGATATCCACGCCCAGGCCCTTGAGCTGCTCGCGCACCTGACGCTGCAGGATCTCGGCGCGCTCGGCTTCGGAATAGAACCCGGCGTAGAAGGCGTTGATGTTGTTCGTCAGCGCCTCGATGCCGCCGGCGAACTTGAGCAACTCCGTCTGAGCTTTGCCGGTGATATCAGCGAACCCCGTGAGCGTTTTGGCCCAACCGTCGAACGCCGCCTTGACAGCACCGATCTGCTGCAACACGGCGTTGAGGCTATCAAGGTCCTTGACGGATTCCAGCGCTTTAGTTGCCCAGTCTGCATCACCGAGCGTCTTGCTCATCGCCGCCGCCACATCCTTGGCGATCATGTCCAAGTACTGTTTTTGCCCTGCTTCGCCATCTGCGAATTCGCGCGGCGCCCACTTGTTGTTTTGATCCTTGGACCAGTCAACAATGGTCTTGCCGTCAGGACCCACGATCTGCAGCGCGCCCCAGGCGCCGTCTTTGCTGCTGTCGTCTGCAAAGCCGGTTTTGACGATGTATCCCGTCTCGCGGCCGAAGCTCTTTGCGAACGAGTCGAGCATGCCGCCCACGGACTTGGCCACGCCGTTCACAAAGTCCTGCGCGCCCTGGTTCCAGTACTTGGCGCCATCGTAGTAGCCCAGGGCACCGTCTTCGCGCCGCTTCACAGCGGTCGTCTCTCCGCCAGAGTAGACGGCATCCGCACCGTAGTGCGGGGTGCCAGACTTGTCGAAAGACTTGATCAGACTGATCAGCGCCAGACCTGCACCCAGGTACGGAAGCGCTCCGCCAAACATGCCGAGGGCCGACGAGCCGCCGGCCAAGATGCCCGCCGCGCCCGCGCCGCCAAGGGTGGAACCAGTCAGCGTAGCCATGATTCCGGCGCCAATGGAACTGCCGACCGTGGTGAGCGACATGCCGCCGAACAGCAGATTGCTGACCAGCCCCGAACCAGCGCTGCCCAGCAGGCTTGTTGCAGCCGCACCGCCAGCTCCGCCGCCACCGATGAGCCCGCCCACCACAGCCTGCACGACAGGCTGCAGCACCAGCGTGGCAAACAGCCGCTTCAGGTACACGGCCGCGTCCGTGCCACCAGCCATGATGTAATCGCTGAGCGTGCGGCTGATGGTCTGCGAGACCTTCTCCCAGTCCTGCTCAATCTGCTTGCCGACGCGCGCGCTCTTTTCTCGAATGCCCTTGTCGCCCATCAGAGCGAGACGCTCCTCCATCGCCTCGATCTCTTGCATCAGGGCGATCTGCTCTCGGCTCATGAAGCCAAACACCGCCTCGGCTCGCTCCAGTTCAGCCAAATGCTGCTGCTTGACCAGCAAAATGGCGCGCTCTCGCTGCATCAGGATCGACTCTTGGGCTTCAGAACTCAGCCCGATCAGCTCGATTTCTTCGCGCAACTTCTTGTTGCCGTCCTGGATGCTGCTGGCGTTTTTCTCAGCGGAGGCATACGCCTTCAGGCGCTGCTGACGCTCGCGCTCAGCAAGAGCCAAGCTCTCCTGTAGTACCTTCGCCTCCTCCTTCTTCTGCGCAATGACAAAAGGCTGCTTTTGAATCAGCGTCTCGACAAACTTGACGTATTGCTCACGGGTGATTTCACCCTTCTCGAACTGCTTTTGTCCGCGCGCCAGCTCGGTGTAATAGGTGCTGGTCAGCCCCGCCAGTTCGGCATAGACCTTGGCCTGCTCGGAGATTTCCTTGTTCATCTCGCGCGCAGCGCCCTTGTTCTTTTGGGCGTACTCCTCTCGGATGGCGGCCAGACGATCAAGGATCTCTTTCTCAGATTTCCCGGCGCGCACACCCAACTCCCTCTCCTGGTTGAGTTCGCGCCTCAGCTTCTCAGCATCGGAAAGGTACTTCAGTTCGCGCGAATTCCACTCGTCCAGAGCTTTAAGTTGTCGGTCACGGTTTGCCAGTTGCTCAGCAGCGTCCTTCTCCTGCTGGGCCGTCTTCTCCAACGTAGATAGTTCTTCCTTGCGAACCCTGAGCCGCTCTTTCAGAAGCTCAACATCCTTGGCATTCAAACGTGCACCACGCCCCGTGGCCGCTCCCCCGCCAGTTTCTGAAAAACCAGATCTTTCGGTGAGCTGGCGTTCCATATTCGAGATTTCTTCCCTCAATCCTCCCATTTGATCCGCGAGGGTGGCAGATCGGCCGGCGCCCAACATCAGGCCCCACACAGCGGACGCAGTCTTTCCAAGTTTGTCCCAGCTGCGCTCAAGCGTTCCAAGGTTGTCGCGTATTTCAGATGAACCTTGATTTAGGGCCTTAGCATATTGCCGCTGCAGAACTGCAGCCGCTTCCGACTTCTTGCCTTGGTCTTCAAATGCCTTTGCCTGCTCGTAAGTGGCAACAGTCAGGAAATTCATTCCTTTTTGCAGATCCATTGCCGCCTTGAGCGGGTCTTCCTGCAGGCTGGCGAATGCCTTGGCGGTCTTCTCCACCGAGGTTCCTGTGGTCTTTTCCCAATCTACAGCCGCTTGTGCATAGTCCTTCAGGGTGTCGATACCCTGGACCCCGGCGCGCGCGAAACTGGCCAATGCAGCAGAGGCTTTTGCCTCCGACCCGCTGACTGCCCCCATCTCTGCCGCCAGTTGACGCAACTCCGTCACGGACACGCCCGTGGCGTTGCCGGTGGTGACGATTGCCAAGCGCAGGGCGTCCAGCTCCTTGGAACCTTGGTAGTAGGCGACACCCAGCGCCGCCGCAGCAGCCGCAGCTACGGTGAAAGGGTTGACCAGTCCGATCACATAGCTGCCAAGAGCCTGGGCAGCATTACCCGCCCCGTTGAACATGTCCTTCAACTGGCCGCCCTGCTGCAAGAACACCGTCAGTGGGCTCATGCCGCCCTGGAGGGACACAGCGATATCGGTGAACTGCGCAGGGACGCCGCGCAGCGCTGCCTTCATGGCCCCAACGCTCATGCCTGCGCGTTCAGCCTGCTCTGCCAGTCGCGCCTCTGCCTGCGCCGCCTTGTCTGCAGATGCTCCCAGGGCATCGACGGGCGCCTTTGCGGCGCTGGAGTCGTCACCGACCTTCTTCACTGATTGGCCCGCATCAACCCCAGATTTTCCAAGACCCTCCAGAGACTTCTGAACCTTGGCTGCAGTCTTCTCAATGCCGCCGACTGCCTTTTCCGCCTTCTCTCCTTGGGCGCTCAGGTTTTCAAGAGACCTTGCGGCCCTATCCACGCCATCAGCGTCAACCCGCAAGCCCAGCGCTGCTATTTCCATTGTGCGGCTCCAATAAAAAAGGCCCGCCAATGGCGAGCCAATGAAAAAACCCGCCGAAGCGGGTTTTGCTTAGATGATTGGGACTCTATCTACCGTACTTTTCATCAAGGAAATTGTATATATTTTTTCCTTCTTCGAACTCATTGCACATATCCGATACCCTTGCTGGGTAATCAGATCCGCAAATCTCTGGCCACTTTTTCGCAGCCCTGCATTTCATGGCGAGTTCGACATATTCATCGGCCGAGCTTCCGACTCGCTTTGAAAGCCACAGGGACTTAAAGTCACGTTCTTCTGGCGGCTTCACCATAGAGGCCATCATCGTTATCTTCTGATAATAAAATGGGGTGTCTCCAACATATCCTCCCATTCTATTTTTTGCATTCACAAGACCACAGACATCACCTTTGCTCACACCATTTGATAGGTTCGAGAATTTCGCGCTATCTGGATCATTGAGCATTGATTTAACAGCGTCCTTGGCCTCGCCTTGGGGGCCGCAAGCCGACAAGGCGAGGCAGAAGACCGAAGTCACAGTTACCAAAAGCAGTCGCATACCCCCTCCGTGATGAACGAGAGCACATCGTAACAAAGCCGGCTGGGACGCAAGCAACACCCGCTGACGCAAGGGCCCATCAGCTGGCAAGTCCTGGTGCAGCGCGGGCTTGGAGGCATCCTTGGGCTCGACAGCTCGATGCACTTCGCCAGGCTCCGGTACCACTGAATCTCGCGCAGAATTGCCTAAGCTACAAGGAGCTACTCGTGAAGGCAGCTCTCAAGCTGAGCACCGTCGGAGCCCCATCCTCCTAGTAGCGCTTGCACAAAGGAGCGGCGCATGACAGAAGAAGAATTTTTGCTGAACTTATCGCCGGGAATGGCCAAAGAATTCCCATCTGTGGACCGCGTGCCCACCCATGTCCTAGCGCAAACACATGGACATGACGTAGCGGTAATGCTCGCTTGCGCGAAGGCGGAGGCCGATAGCTATTGGTCCCAGACCCCCGGCTCTCGGTCGTCCGCCGCACCAGGATGTTTCGAGAGAGCCGCCATCCTTCTTCGAAAGCAAAAGCGATACGCCGAAGAGGTTCGCATCTGCGAAGAGTGGGTGGAAATATCGCAATCCATCGCAAAGGAATATCCGGATTTCGCCCACATACCTTGGCCCTGCTCCGATGCAATACATCATAGGCTCGCAAAGGCCAGAATTCTTCTGAGTAAGTCGCTCTCCATCTAACGCCGCGCCAAACCGCTCAGCGGCTTTTTCTAGGGCGGACCAACGCCCTCCAGGCAATTACATGGCGCTGATCGTAGCGCATCAGTGGCCATCGGGCCCGGTTGCCCTCCTGGCCTACGATGGGAGCTTCCACACAACCCATCGCCAGGAGGGCGAAACCATGAGCTTCCAGTCACTGGATGAGGCGTACCACGCGTACAAGGAACTTGCCAAGGACCGAGACGTGATCCTGTCCATGCTCAGAGCGCATCACTACGTGTTCTCTTCACTAATTTCAACACACCCCGACCACGCCCAATTTCAGCTTCATCTTGCGAGCATTGAGGCTCGTCTTGATGCGGAGAAGGCTTATGGACCAATGTCAGAACTGGAGCGGCAGGTTTTCGATATGTCGCTGCAAGCAGTTCAGGGAATCGAGCCATTGCAAGGACGCATCGAGCCGCTTTCCCATCTAAGGAAGCGTCCATAGTCACTCCTCGCATCGATGTATTGGCATGCCCTCGCCGTCCCAACGCTGGAGCAGGCTGGCGATCTGGGTGTTCAGGCGCACGATCTCGCGCCCCAGGGCCAGCGCCTCGGACCAAGGGTTGGATGTGGCGGGTTGAATCGTCGCCAGATGAGCGGCGGCAACGGACTTCGATACCGGGATGTCGCCAGGATGCAAGCCGCCCACGGCGAACTTGGGGATGCCTGATGCACCTGCTGCGGCGAGCCAGTCGGCCAGGTCCTCCAGCGTGAGCCCAGCCGCACCCACCTCGCGCAGGAAGCCGGCCAGGTCACCGCTGCGGTAGTACTTGGCATCGATCTCAGTCAGGCGCGCAGAGGCTTCTGCGGGTGTTCCAGTGGGCCGGCCTTGTAAGGCGCCCGCCAGCACCGCCGATGTGATCCGCCCTTCTGCGGCCATTTGACGGATGGCCCCGAGCGACACGCCCAGGCCTTCAGCCGCGGCCCGAACTAGGCGTGGCGCATATTCCATCAGGTGGTTCCACGCCTCGGCGCTCAGGGCTTCGGACTCGAGGTCCTTGGGGATGGGGCTGCACTCCATGCTGACTCCAGAAATGTGGCGGCCCGCTCGCTGCGGGCCAGGTGAAGAAGCACCGGCCCGCGCCGGCCGGCTCATCCCTTGCGCATCATTCCCCGGCTGAAGGTCTTCTCCTTGCCGGTGACGTGCGAGAGGTAGGCGTTGTCCATGGCGCGGACGATGGGCTTGAAGAATTGCTCCTGCAGGCCCAGTGCCTGGCCGGCGGCGCGGATGGCTGAGATCGGGATCTGGCCGGGGCCCATGCCGACACCGCGCTCCGTGGACAGCTCCCAGAAGGCCCGCCAGATCGGCCACTCCACGTCGGTCAGCTCTGGCGGGAACAGGGTCTTGGGGATCTCCTGCCCGAAGCGGACGTAGGCCGCGATGGTCTCGGCCGCATCGGGGTTTTCAAGTGCCCACTTCAGGCGGGCGACGAGTTTTTTCCCGCCTCCTCCACGAAGGCGTTGGCGTCGGCATCGACCATCTGGGCCGCGCGCAGCACGATGGAGGCGAACTTCTCGCCGTTGCGCGAGGTGATCCACTTCGTGGCCAGCGCCTGGTCGTAGGCGACGGGCTGGCCGGCATCCTCGATGCCTTCCCAGTCCGTCAGCACCTGCTCGGCCAGGATCTCGTTCATGGTCTTGGCCAGCTGCTCAGCTTCCAGCGGCTTGCCCTTGTTCTTGGCGCGCAGGGCGGCCTGCTTGGCGGTGATCGCCTTCTGCACGTCGGGCGAGGTCAGGCCGCGCACCTTCAGGGCCAGGCCGGGCATGCCGCCGATGTCGCGCACCCAGGCGCCGTTGTCCAGTGCTGCCAGTCCTTCGTCGGTCACGATGAGGCTATTGATGTCCATTTTGCGAATTCCTCGGTTCGATGGTTCAGGCGGGGCCGGCGGGTGAACCACTCCCCCCCCGGCCCCTGGCCCCTTTCGGGGTTTCAGTGAGCCGAGGTCAGACCTCGACGATGTTGGAGTCCACACCCAGCGACCAGGTGCGCAGGTGCACGGCCGTGGCGGCGCCGCCGGAGCGCGCGCCGGGCATGGCCAGGGCATAGAACAGGTCGGTCATGCCGGCAGGCGGCGCGGACGCAGTGGTCACGCCGGTGCTGGTGCCAGTGGTATCGATGGCTGCGCCGCCGGGCGTGGCTGCCACGGAGAAGGCGTTGGTGGTCAGGCCCGCGGCCACGACGTAGTACACCGTTCCCTCCGTCAGGCCCGTAGGCAGCGCGCCACCCTCGTTCGTGAAGACGACAGGCTGCCCGGCTTCCAGGCCGTGGGCGTTCCAGGTCACCACGCCAGGCGAGGCCACGCTGATGGTCACGACAGAGCTGGGCTGGCAGTCCGCGCCCCACTCGATCTTCCATTGGTACGGACGGCAATCATCGATTGCCTGCTTGAACTTGATCTGGCCCGGGTCCGTGGCCATGGGCACGAACTGCGATTCCATGGTCCCACCGTTCAGCGTGGTCTTGATCTTGCGGGTGCGCCGCTCGTTGATCAGGTCCTGCTCAGCCACGTTCTGGGTGTCGCCGATGCTGCCGGCATTCGCCCAGCCGCCAATCTCCGTCCAAGTCGCTCCTTGGAAGTCGGCCGCAGTGACTGCGCCCTTGGCGGTGACGGGACCGCCGATGAAGATCTTCGAACCCGCAATGGGGTAGAGTCCACCGCTCATAATGTTTGCTCCTACGCAAAAAAGCCGCACAGGGGCGGCGAAACGAAAAACCCGGCGCTGGGCCGGGTCGGTTGAAAAAACGATGCTGGCGCCCGAGCGGGGCGCTATTCGGTGGGCGTGGCGCCCTTCTTGGCCCGGCGTTCAGCGCGCGGCGCCTGTTGCTCGGCCAGCTCAGCAGAGCCGGTCTTTTCCTTCAGCCCCACCATCTCGGCGGCGCCTTTCACGACGTGGCCCAGGGCCTCGCCCACCTTCGCCCGGTAGAGGGCATCGCGCGCGAGCTGTTGCCGCGCCTTGCAGTCAGGGCACATGGCCACCTCCTTTCATGCAAAACATCGCCAGGGGATGCGAACGGGAACTGTCCAGTACCCCGTGTCCTCGTAGCCCTCCTGGACATGCGGGTACGAGCTGACGGCCACGCACACGGCGCCGTAGCGCAACTGCGTGCCGTCGATGAAGTGTTCGGCGATGCCGGCGGCGATCTGGTCGTAGACCGCCACGTCCTGGCCCAGCGGCTGCACCAGGGTGACCATCAGCGATCCGTTTCGCTCGTGCGGCTTGCCATCGGCGAGCAGCTGGCGGGAAGGAGCCACCGTGACGCGCCCAATGCGCAGGAACGGCAGCAGCTGGCCGCCAGAGCTGGGCACCTGGAACGTCTGCCCGGGCCAGGCCCTCGGATAGGCCAGCGGCAACGACTCGATGCGCGACTTCAGGGCCAGCCAGATGGATGTCTCAATCCCTGGTGTCATTTGCGAGCCTCCACGCTGTCCTGCGTCTCTTTCGCGGCCTGGGCCACGATCTGGGGCCAGGCGTCAATGGCGCCCTCCAGGAAATGGCTGCCGGCCTGGTTGAACACGCGGCCCAGCACATCCGCGCCGACGAATCCATAGTTCTGCCGGCGCGCGTAGATCGCCTGGTAGCCGAGCCAAATGGGCTGGTTCAGCTTCAGCGTGGCGATGACCACACCCACGGTGGCGCCGGCTGTCGGCGTGGTGCTGGTCTTCGGCATGCCCTGGGTCGATGCCACCAGCGAGCGCGCTAGGTTGCCGCTTTCGAATGGCACGCGGCCGCCCTGGGGCTTGGTCTTGGCCATCTCCTCGGCCAGCAGCTCCACGCTGCGCCGGTACACGGCCTGCGTCCGAGCCTCGGTCTCCGCGGCCCATTTCCCGATCATTTCTGCGAAACCGGCCATCACTCGAGCCCTGCTGTGTGGTCCAGGCGAAACTCTGTGTCGCACCCGCACCGGATGTTGTGCTTCGCACCTCCCTTGGGGTCATGCGCGTGCTGCAGTTGGGCCCCGTCCGGGAAGATGAACGGCGTGAACAGGCCGCGCACCGATTTGCCGGACTTGGCCAGGTGGTCAGGGCGGTGGTATAGCGAAGCGCCGCGGCGATGCCGCCAGGTCTTGATTACTGCACTCGGGTCGAGCCCCTGAGATTCGGCCAGCTGGCGCCATTCCTCCATTCGAGCCGACATCACCGCGTTGGCGGTCTCCGTCTCGGCCACCGTGTCGGCCCGGGCCTTCAGCAGTGCGTTTCGGTACTGGCGCTCGCTGATGGCCCTCTCTGCGTCCGGCACGGCCTTGCCAGCCTTGTAGGCCTTCAAGATCCGCTGCTCCGTGGCGGTGTTGACCTGGTAGCGCACCGACAGCGTTCCGTCGGCGTGCTCGATCACCAGGGCCCGGACACCCTCTGCCGTGCGCATTCCTTCGGTCACGGCCTGCAAACGCGCGGCGCGCGGACCGTCCAGACCCAGCACGCCACCCTCGCGGGCAGTGCCGCCAGTGGCCCGGCCAACCAGGTCCACAGCGATGTTGCGCGGGCCCTGGCCCTGGGCATAGCCGGCTTCGATGACGCGGCGCGCCACCTCTGCCTGCTCCTGGCTGAACCCCACCACGCGGCCGGCCACGTTCTCGGCGATCCATTCCTGGGCGCCGGGGCTGGTCATCCGGAAGCGGTTTCCGATCCCAGCCAGGCCCTGAGCCTGAATCTGCGCCGCCGTCGATGCGCCGGCCTTGGCGTAGGTATCAGTCATGACAGAGCTGTATTCAGCCCAGGCGGACGGGTCGATGTGCAGCGCCGCGATGGCGGCCGGCGTGTCCATGCGCGCCAGCGCGTCCAGCAGGGCCCGCCAATCCACGTTGGCCTGCAGGTCCGTCACCGAGGCCATAAAGGCGCGGTGCACCTCGGGCCGCAGCTCGGCAATCAGCAGCGCGAACAGGCGCGCCTGGGACATCGTGGGGCGCGTGGCCATCAGGCGCTCGCCGGCGCGATCTCCACCTGCGCCAGGTCGCCCACGATCTGGATCTTGATGCCACCATGGGCTGCGCCGTTGAGCGAATCAATGGCCGCCTTCGCGCGCTCGGCGGCATCGGCGATGCGGCCCAGCACGGCTTCGGCAGCCTCCGCACCGTCGGTGCTGATCTTCAGGGTGAGTTGGGATACTTGAGTCATGGTTCTTCCTCGTTGAAGCGGGGCTACCCGCGGATCGTGAAGCGCACTGCCGACGTGGTGCCAGCCGCCGGGATGCGCTCGAAGGCGATGATGTGGACCGGCACGCCGTCCACGGAGAGAGTGTCGCCGGCCTGGTGCTGCATCTGGGGCACCTCGCAGATGGCCTGGCGGTCGGACGCCAGGATCACCGTGCCGCCCATCTCCGTTCCGACCAGACGCTGGCTCACCCCGCGCACCGCGCCGCGCAGTGTCTCGCTTTGCGTGACCGGCTCCACGGGGTCCCAGGGGTTCGGCCCGGGCGTGCCGGGCGTCTTGCGGGTCAGCACGATCTCGCCCTGGCCCAGGCCGCCCTGGCTGGTCGGTGCCAGCAGGTCGCGCGTCATGGCGGCCATTTCGCTGTAGAAGTCGGCCATCAGATCACCCTGAACAGCGTGTCGGCCCGGCGCTTGCTGGAGCACAGCCAGGGCAGGACCATCCCATTGATGATGGCGTCTGAGGCCATGCCGGCCGCCGAGGCACCGCCCCCGGCATCAGCCGCCGAGAAGAACTCGCGCTCGATCACGTCCACCTTCTCGCGCTTGGTAACGCGGTTGGGATCGGTGCTGCCCGTGGCCCACCCCGGCGTGATCGCCTGCAGGTAGGCCGCCCGGTAGCTGGCGTTGATCCATGCCGGCGGAATCAGATCCTCGGGCACTGGCTGGCCGTTCACACGGTGCCCGGCGCGCGGCCAAGCCAGCTCCTGTGCGAAGCCGCCGGCGCGGTGGCTGCACTGCAGGCGCGCTTCGTAGGCAGCATCCACGTAGGCGCTGCCGATCGCACGCAGAGTCGCGGGCACGGCGCCCGCCGGCAGGGTCAGGCCTTGTGCCGTCAGCCAGGCCTGCAGGCCTTCATCGGTTCCGTATGCCGCCATGGTCAGGCCTTCTGCAGCTTGGCGATCTCTTCTGCCACGCGCTTGTCGGGCCAGCGTTTGTCTGCGGGCTTGCCTGCCAGGGCCTCGTACTGGGCACGCACGTCAGCAGGCTCAGCAGCAGCATCGACGCCGTGCAGGTCCTCGGCGGCGCTCGGCTCCGGCGCGGGCGCGGGCGCGGGCGCTTCAGCATCCTCCACGCGCACGGCCATGCTGGCAGCCAGCAGGTCCAGGTACTCGCCAGAGAACTCGCCCTCGACGCTGTCAAAGGCTGGCAGGCGCACCGGGCCATCGACGCCCTGCAGGTCATAGGGGCTGTTGGTCAGGTTCGTGATCTTTTTCATGGTCGCTCCAGGCATAGAAAAGCCCACTGCTGGGCAATGGGCTGGGTATGCCGGGTCAAGGGCCGTAGCCCTCAACCCAAGCCCGTTAGGGCGTCGGCGGTTCGCTGATCTGGTCCAGGTAGCGCATGGCCACAGTGGTCAGCAGCTCGACACCGCCGGTGCGGAAGATGCCGGGCACCGCGTAGTTGAGCGGGCCGTCCTGGTACACCGGCAGGAAGCGGTGCGGCATGGGCAGATGCAGCTTCACGTACTCGCCGTCGTTCTTGTAGGCCACCATGCGGCCCGTGGTGCCGTTGGCGGCGCCAGTTCCCAGCTCGCGCACCGTGCGGATGGTCAGGGGGCGACCGGTCTGCATGGTGTACAGGTTGGTGCGCAGCACGAACGACAGGATGGTCTCCATCGTCGTGGCGCTGTAGGGCGTCGCGGCGATGTAGTTGTAGGCCTCCACGGGCAGCAGGATGGTGTCTGCCAGCTCGGTCTCGAAGGTGGCCAGCGAGATGCCCTGCAGCGCGATGTTGATGTCGCGCACGATCTGGGCCGGAGTCTTCTGGCCCACGCCAGCCGCGTTCACCCACAGCGTGGAGCTGCCGGTGCTGTCCGCCGGAGCGTTGACCGTCACGACGCCGCTGTAGTTGATCAGGCCGCCCATGCCCTTTTCAGGCGCGCCCTTCAGGGTCAGGTCGTACATGAACTTCATGTACGCCAGGCGAGCGGCGCGCGCGCGGCGATCCGACAGGCTTGCACCAGGGAAGGCCATGGTCGTGTTGACCTCTTCCAGATTCCACTGGTAGCCGATGGCCGCCAGCTGGAAGGTCTTGGTCTGCATGTCCTGGTTGACATCGGCCAGAGGGATGTCCTTGGCGTAACCGGACTGCCAGTTTGCACGGCCGGTGCTGTCGGACGTGTAGGTCAGGATGCCCGGAGACCACTCGGGCGCCGAGCTGTCCACGAAGATCAGGCGGCCGAAGTCCCAATCAGGATGGCGCGCCTCGTACACGCGCTGGTTGACCTGGTAGGCCTGGCCGGTGACGAACGCGAGTGCTTGTTGGTCGTTGAATTGGTGCATTTTTTAGGCTCCCGAAACGGAAAGCGAAGGAACGGGGCGGCGGTAGCGGACGACGCCGACCGCGCCGCTGACGCCGTCTTCCTCGAACTGCGCGCCGGGGATGGTCACCACGGTGGCGGACTGGGCAGCGCCGGTCCAGTTGTTGGCGGCCGTGTTCCAGCGGGCGGCCTGGCCCTTGGTCACGTTGGCGCCCAGCAGCACGCCGATGACGCCGGATTCGCAGATGCCGACGTTGTCGTACTGCGCGTAGCCGTCACCGGGGCGCGGCAGGACCTGCGAGGCCTCGGTAATGCCCAGCACGTTCTCGCCGGTGGTGGCCGTGATCTGGACGCAGGTGTGTGCGCCAGTGCCGGGCTTGACCGGGACGCCGAAGCCCAGCGTGCCGGAGCCTTCCTTGGTGCGGGTGAAGGTGTTCCACTCTTCCATGTTGACGCGGCGGCCAACAGCGAATGCGACGAGGTTTTCCTTGAACTGAATAGGCATGGTGTGTGCCCTCCTTTACTGGTTGCGCCAGGCGTTGAGGTCCGTGTTGGCCTTGGCCAGCGCCTTGTCGGCCAGGGACTGGGCGTCACCCACGTTGACCACGCCATTGCGCAACGCGGTGGCGACGGGGTTGGTGGTGGCGGCGTCTTTGGCCAAGGCCTTGAACATGCCGGTGATCTCGGCGTCGCTGGCGTCCTTGACGATGCTGTCGCCCAGCTTGGCCAGCACGGCGGCTTTGCGCAGCTCGGCGTCGGTCTTGCCCTTGGGATCGATGCTGGCGTCCATGGCCTTGACCTGGCCCGCCAGCTCGGTGCGCGCGGCCACCAGGGCGTCCACGTCGATGACCGCGGCGTCCTTCGCCTTCTTGACTTCGGCCTTGAGCTTGCCGATTTCCTCGTCCTTCTCTTCATCGGACTTCTTCTTGGCGGTCTCGGCATCGGCCAGCTTGCGCGCCATGTCGGTCTTGTACTGCTCGATCAGAGCAACATCGGTGTCGGCAACTTGGACGGCCTTGTCGCCCAGCACCACCGTCTTCATGTCAGGCATACGCCCTCCTTTGGATTTGGGCGAAATGCCCGGTTGAAAATCTTGGACAGGGCTCGCGCCCCAGGAATCGCCGATGCGCGCCTTCTCACCGGCGCGGCCCTTGGGCACCAGGGCGAGGTGGTTGTAGCGAATGCCGCGCTGCTCGAAGTCGGCCTCCAGGCCGTCGCGGGCCGGGACGATGGCGGCGCTGTAGCCCATCGAGATCTCCTGATGGGTCGTGCGCGCGGCCTTGGTTGCCCCGGCGTCCTTGATCATGGGATTGACCACGATCCATTCAGGCTCGGTCGCGTAGGCGTCGCCCACCTCCCCCACGGCCAGCTGCTGCCAGTTCGCGGCGGTGACGTCCTCGGCCGGGTGGTCAACCGTCACGGGCAGGCGTGTGATGCTGGCCAGCGAGTCCTTGGCGAACACCTCGTCGGCATGCCGGTAGACTCGCACCACGTCGCCAGGCTTGAAACCGGCATCCCGCGCCACGTCGCCCAGCTCGCTCGCGTAGTACAGCTGCACGCCGGTGCGCGCCACGCGGGCCGTGGCCACCAGGTAGCCCTCGCGGGTCTCCTTCAGCTCGCCCACGGTCACGCGGTCGCTGAACTTGATGCTCATGAGCCCTCCTTTGAACTCCAGTTTTCGTCCAGGGCCTCGAAGATCTCGGGGCCCAGCTTGATCTCGCCGCGCCAGGGCTCGATGGCATCGATGTCGCCGGTGAAGGCGTAGGAGATCGAGACGTGCGGCTGGTACTCCGGCCAGTCCCAAGTCGCTCCGGCCCGGACCATCTCCTCGTGGCGCCAGGACAAGCTGCTGCTGACGAACGCCAGCACGGCCGTGTCCTTGCTTTCCCCGAAGGCCTCCATCAGCCGCGCACCGCCGGCATTCACGACCAGCTCGCTGCCCCAGGCCTCGCCCATCGCCATCCAGTTCACCGGCTGGCGGCTGTAGGTGATGGTCACGTGCATGTCCCCAGCGGCCACCAGATCGCCGACGCCCTGCTCCCGGTAATGGGCCAGGATCTCGGCGGCGTTGAGCAACTTGCGGCTGACATACAGCGGTCGCGGCGCGGCGTCGGCCAGCGGCGCGACACCAGTGGCTGGCTGGTCTTCCTCGCCATCGGCCGGCAGCCCCTGCTCGCGCAGGCTTCCGAACTCCTCCACTGCCTGCTCCAGCCCGGGCAACATTCCCTGCTCCGTCAGCTCGTTGACCAGCGCATCGGACAGTGCGTCCATGGGGATCAGCTCCCCGGCGGTGGGGCCGGCCAGCGAGCGAGCGGCCGATGCCGTCTTGCTGAAGATCTCGGCCCGCTCGGTCTCGGTCAGCTGCCTCAGAGGACGCCACTCGAAATAGATCTCTTCGGGCCGCTCGCCCAGGGCCTGCCAGATCAGGCACTCGTCCAGCAGCTCCATGGCCGGCTGGATCTCCGTGGCCTGGATGTGCCCGATGCGGTCGAAGTACACGCGCTCGTCGCCATCGCCAGAGCCAGACAGACCCACAGCGGCGCGGCCGTACAGGCGCGTGACCGGAATGCGCGAGGCACCCGCCACGGCGTCCATGAACTTGGCCACCACGTCCGGCAGGCCGGCGAAGTTGGCGCTCTTCTGCTCGTAGTCGTCCTCAGCGTCGATGACCAGGGCGCCGTTGATGCCCTTCATTGCCGCCTGCGTGCTCAGCCGGCGCGTGACCTGGGCGTCATTGCCCTCGTCCGCCAGCAGGTCGGCGAAGCCCTTGAACTTCAGCACATCCACCTTGGCCTCGAAGACCAGCGACGCCATGTTGGCCATGGTGCTGTCCATCTGCTGGATGGCGTCCATGGTGGACTGCAGCACGCTATCGCCCCAGCCCTGGTTCGCCGTGGCGGTGTTCGCGTCCTCGGGCAGCGTGGCGCCTCGGAAGATCACCAGCCGGCTTGCGTGGATGCGCACCTGCCCGGCGCTGTCGCCCGTGGAGAGTGCGTAGAACTCCGGCCGCCCGTAGTACGGGTTGTCGATGTCGCGCACCACCTGGTCGGGGGTCAGGTTGTTCCGGGTCAGCACCACCAGGGATCTGATCTCCTCCTTGCCCACCTGAAGCGGCAGCTCCTGCTTCGCCGTCTTGGTGTTCAGGTAGATCGCTGCCCCGCCGTACAGCCGCGCGGCCGTCTTTGCGTCCTGCACGCGGCGCTTGAGGTGTAGCTTTTTCTCCACGCGCTCGATCTTGGTGATCTGCTTCGCCTCGGCGCGCCACTGCCGCCATTTACGGGTCGCATCCTCGGCCGGGTAGTCGATGATGGCGCGGGCCAGCCAGGAGACCCTGTAGATCGCCTCCAGCTGCTGAGGCGTCCAGGGTGTCACGACGTAGTGGTTGTGTGCCGCCTTGTCGCGCGCGGTGCCCAGGTTCGCCACGATGTTGACGAGCCCATCAGCGAAAGTTTTGATGATGCCCATCAGAAGCCTCTCCACGAGTAGCTGCCGCCACCCAGTTCCGTAATTGCGTAGACCATGGCGTCCAGCCGGTCAGGCGACTTCTTCGCCGTGGCCGGGACGTACTCCATCAGCTGGTTCTCCAGCGTGTACAGGGCGCCCTGGTGCGACACCCTGCCCTGCTCATACAGGGCCGAAATGGGCTCAGCCCGGGCGAACTTGCCCTTGCTGGCGTGCACGCGCAGTACGCGGCCCTTGAAGCCGGCGTTCTTCAGCGTGTCCTCTGCCATGTCGCCGCCCTGGTTCGTCTCAATGACAATGGCGTCTGCCTGGTGCTGCTCGTATGCGGCCATGGCCTTCTTGGCCCAGCCGGCCGGGCTGAACTTGCCGCTGTAGTCGCCGTCCACCGAGAACTGGCGCTTGTCGCCCGAGCCGTAGGCGCTCGCGGCCACGATGCCGGTCTCGTCGCTCTCGTCGCTGTTGGTCGCCTGCGGGTCGATGGCCACCACACAGCGGTGGCGCTCCATCTTGATCTGCAGGGCATGAGCCGCGGCGATCAGCTGCTCAGTCCACAGCGCGCCCTCTGCGTTGAACCGGCGCGGCCGCTGCATGTACTGAGCCTCTGCCGTCCTCCGGTGGGAGAACAGCGCGGCACGGTGGGTCTCGTTGTGCTTGAACGGCCAGAGCCAGCCATCCGGCAGGCCGTGCGCGATGGGTATCCCGTGAGTGTTCTCGCTGGGGTACGCCTCGCTGTGGTCGATGATCACCGGCAGGTTCAGGTGGTGCCACTGCTCCCCCGACCCGCCGCGAAGCAGGTAGCCGCTCAGGTCGTGGTAGTGGATGCGCTGCATGATCACCACCATCGGGGTCGTCTCGATGGCCAGGCGGCTCTTGATCGTCTCGTTGAACCGCTTGTTCACCCCGTCCCGCACCGTCTCGCTGTAGGCGTCGTCGGGCTTGACCGGGTCATCAATGATCAGCGCTCCCTGCCAGCCCGGCTCCATGTGCCCGGCCCGGAAGCCAGTGACCTGGCCGGCAGCCGACGAGGCATACACCCCGCCGCCGTGCTCCGTCCACCACATGGCCTTGCTGTCGGAGTCGTCCTTGAGCGTCATGGGCCACATGCACTGGTACGCGGCTGACTTCACCGTGGCGCGGGCCGTGCCCGAGTTCAACAGGGCCAGGTTGTGCGAGTAGGACAGGTGCAGGAAGCGCGCGCGCGGGTTCAGGGCCAAGCCCCGGCTGATCAGGTTGATCGTCGCCAGCTCGGTCTTGGTGTACCCGGGCGGGATGTTGATGATCAGCCGCGTGATCTCGCCAGCCACCACGCGGTCCAGGGTCTCCTGAATCACCTTGTGGTGCGGCGCCACGATCATCTTGGCGCCCATGCGCTGCTTGAAGAAGTACCGGGCGAAGTACAGCCCCTCCTCCTCGCACTCGATGCGGCGGGCGATGGCCTGGTGGTCAGCAGTCGTCATTTGCCAGCATCTCCTTGCGGGCCTGCTTGTATTCCTCCTTGCCGAGGGTGGCGACCTCGACCGGGCCACCACCCTTCCCGGTGTGCTCGTTGAGCCGCCGGTTCGTGAACTGGCCGCCAGCTTCCTTGGCCGCCTGCTCCAGCAGTTGGGAGGCCAGCACAACGTTTTTCCGGCTCATCGCGTCCTGAAGCATCCTCTGCAGCTGACGCATGCGGTACGCCTGGTCAGCAATCGGGATCTCGGAAACCTCCTTGCGGAACCTCTTGCGCGTCTCCTCGAACAGGTCGCGCCACTTCTTCGCCAGCTGCTTGCCGGCCACCTTGGTCGGGTCGTAGCAGCCCACGTGCCCGCGGTCCATCACGGTGCCGAATTCCTCTTTCACAGCCTCCACCACTTGGGTCGGGGTGTCGTAGCAGGCGAGCGCTTGCACAATGAAGCGCTTCTCCGCCTCACTGAGCTTTGCCATATGCGGGCTTTCGTATAACAGTGGTGAAAGTTATGCGGCGACCTTCAAACAGGTGCCGCATGCGTGAGCGATGCTTCCCATCCGCAGCTCCGGGCCGGCATTCGCCGCATCCACGAGCCGCCTCACATCGTCCGAAGGGCCGTAGCGCTTCACCACGCCGACGAACTCCTCGACATCGTGGCCGCGGATCCGCAGCTTGGGTTTGCCGTCCTTCCCGAACCGGGGAGCGCCGAAGTCATCCAGCGCCTGGGTGATGTGGTACAGCTCATGCTCCACCAGCGCGCACCAGTCGGCATCCGAGCACTGGGCGCAGTAGCTGGCATCCAGGGTGATCATGAAAGCTGGCACGCGGCCGAACCAGTCCTCGAACTGCTGCTCCTGCCGGCCCTTCTGCCATCCTCCGGCGCGGATCATCACCTCCTCAGCTTGGGCGATCACGGACTTCATCGCCTTGGTGAATCCGCCAGGCGCCCAGAGGAACACCAGGTCAGCGTCGATCAGGTGCGCGTGGTCTGGGTTGTGGATGCGGCCGTCGTCAGCCAGGATCTCGACCTGCACCCACTCCGCCACCCCTTCTGCCGGGACGTAGCGCCACAGGTCAGCGGGTGGATATGGCCGGGCGCCGATGGCAGCAGCCGGCTTTGCCTTTGCCGGTGTTGCCATGGCAGGCCCTTTCAATCAGTTCTCTTTGCGCTGCACCCCATGAGGCGCAATGCAAAGAGCCCTCCGCAGAGGGCCCCTTCCCAGCGACGCAGATCAGGCAGACGGGCACATGCGCCAGGAGCCGGACAGCAGCGGGCGTTCGCGCTTGGCCAGGGACGCGGCGAAAGCGCCGGCCTTCACGATCCAACTGGGCTTGCCCTGCTTCTTCTCGGGGGCCTGGGCGGCCATCAGGCAAGCCTTCTCGACGTGGCCGGTGACGTAGCGGTATGCGGCGACGAAAGGCGCGGCCACAGCGGTGGCCACGATGGACAGGGCGGCGGCGGCCAGGAAAGCGATGCGACTACGGAACATATGGATCCTTCTTGAAGTGCGGCGGCTACCCGCGAGAGCCCTTGCCTTAACGGGAAATAGGTGCCACCGCTGCGGGCAAGGCGTCCCTGGCGAGTTAGGCGTGGTGGATGCGCCCGAGCGGTGGCGGAATAAAAAAGCCCGCCGAAGCGGGCAACCACGAAAGAGCACTCGTGATCAGTGGAGGGGCAGCATCGGCTGCATTTGCTGGGCCAAGGCGTGGCGCTCCTGCTTGATGGTCGGCAGGTCTTTCTTCCTGTCGAGCATCAGGCGCGCGCCAATGGATGCCTTGGCAAACGATGTGGCGTCTCGGGTCTCCAGAGCCAGGCGGCGATTCCAGAGCGTGAAGGCAACGCGCTCCAGCTGCTCCGTCATGGAGTCGAAGGCTGCGATGAATTGCTCCTGCCAGGTCTCGGCGCCATGCATCTTGGTCGCCATCGCGATGAACCCGTTCTTGGTCATCAGCAGTTCCTCGCGGGCCTCTCCCTTCGCGTCGATGTATTCAACGACCTCAAAGTTGAGGGCGATGAATTCCGGGGAGTGCCGGCCCTCGATGCGAGAGCGGAAAAGGCGCATCACGTTGTCGTGGCGCTTATTGAAGCGCTTCGCCATCAGGCGACTGGTGGTCACCGGCTTGCCGTTTGCGACGGCGACGAGTTCGTTAATTTCTTGCATGCTTGCTCTTTCATGGTCGAAACGAAAAAACCGCCACTAGGGCGGTTTGCTTGGCGGCCACTGTGTGGCTCTGGTGTGGGGTCCCCCATTCGGACTTACGCCTGCTGGGGCGCTGGGGGGATGCCGTTCGCTGACCAGCTCCGCAGCTTGTGGCGAGACATTCCCGCGCGCCAATCCCGCAGCGCGCGTCCCGGCTGGTTCGGGCGCAAACGAAAAAGCCCGCAGGGCATGGACCTTGCGGGCTATCTTTTGGGCGCGTCAATCCATCTCGGTCCTGCCCCGGTTTCAACGCCAGGGGAGTGCTTCAACGGATTGAGTGGCCTGAGCACAGCTCAAACATCGTGCCTTTTCGACACAACGCGGCGCAAACGTTACCACACGTTTTATGCCCTGTCAATTTCAGTGCAGGCGCTTGAATATCCGGCTGGAGTGGGCACGGCGGCATTCCTGCACATAGGTGATCAGGCCCATGGCCAGCATGTCGGAGGGTTCCTTGCGGAATTTCTCGCCCTTGCACTTCGGGCACTTATGGTCCTTCCCGTTGCGCTCCACGAGGCCGGCGCCGTGGCAGACCTTGCAGCGCGGGTCCATCAGCCAGGCCATGGCCAGCGTCACGGATTCGTGCACCTCGGTATGCCCGCGCGCCTCAGCAGCGGAGACCAGGGCGGCGTGCATGCGCTCCATGTCGCCCCTGGTGGGCTTCGAGATGAGGCGCAGGTAGTGGGAGGCCATGCTGTACTCGCTCAGGCCGCTGGCCTTGATCAGGTCCACCTGGCCGATGCGGTGGGGCACGTCAGCCAGGTTCGAGGCGTTGGTGGCGGACAGATAGCGTTCTTCGATCATTGGGGAGTCCTCTTTCTGGCGGGGATGGGTGATGGGGTGGTTCAGATCGAGAGCGCGCGGCGGATCTGGGCCATCTGCTTCTCGGACCACTGCACGGCGGCCACGGCGATGCCGTTACGGTCGAGGTCGATGAGGCCGTCGAAGACCTGGGCGGCTTGGCGCGCGATCTGCAGCTCAGGCCCGGACAGGCCCACCCTCTTCGTTTTCTTCAGGCGTTGGCACACGGCCGGGTAGGTGTTGAGCTGGGCGGCGATGGCTGCCTCAGCCTCGGGCGTCAGGGGCTCGCCGTCCTCCCAGAGCAGCCTGAACATCTGCGAGTAGGTGAAGCCGGTCTCGATCCAGTCCCACAAATCGGCCACCGTGGCCGTGCCCGTCTCCAGCCGGTGGACCAGGTCGTGGTGGGCCACCTTCGCGCTCAGCTTCGTGGTCGGGGCCAGCTTCGGGCGCCAGAACTTGGGCAGCTGCGCGGGCGCGCGGTGTTGGTGGTGCCGCTTCATGGCCGGTCCTCCCAGGGCTTGAAGGTGACACCTGCCTCGGCGCCGAAGGCATAGAGCCATTCGACGAAGCCCTTGGCCAACTTGTCGGTGAAGTTCTTGGTCTGCGTGCCCAGCACCACGACCTCGCCGCGCAGGCCGCGCCCCATGCGTGCCTCGCCGAAGCGGGCCCACTCGTCGCAGAACTGGGCGTCGCGCAGGGTGTCCAGGCGGAAGGCGCTGATCAGGATGCGCTTGGCGTCGTCGGTGTCGGCCAGGTCGCCACCCACCTGGGCGCTGATCTGGTTGATGAGGCTGTGGAAATGGCGGCTGTGGCGCTCCTGCCGGCGCTCTGGGCGGATCTCCAGCACCAGGCGCTTGCCGTCGGCCAACCAGCCCTTGGCGCGCCGCCACGCGCTGGTCACGGCCACGTGGGCCTGCTCGGTGTCCTTCAGCAGGATGGTGAGGTGTTCGCTCATGGGGCTTCCTTCCAGAGAGGCAGGCGCGCGGGCCAGAGGCCGCGCAGTTGGACGGTGTGGCGAGTGATGCGGCCCCATTCGAGGCCGTAGGCGCGGTGCCCTTCCCTGCCACCCTCGCAGAGTCGGTACTGGTCATAGGCCACGTGGCATCCCTCGATGCCCGGGCGCGTGCAGCACAGCGGGAAGCCGGTGCGGTCGTCGGTCTTGAGTGCGAAGCCCTTGCCCAGGTTCAGGTGGGCGTGCTGGCTCTGGCCTTCGATGCCGCAGGAAACGCACGGCAGGCTGGCCACGGCGCGGCGGTAGGCCTCGCAGGTCAGGATCTCGGCCTTGGGCTGGGCCTGGCCGGTGGCCGAGCCCATGGTCACGGTGCTGGAGCAGGCCATGCCGACCGTGGCGCGGGCGCTGGCCAGGGCGCGGGCGGCACGCTGGGCCAGGCGCTCGTCGCGGTCCTGCGCTGGCGCGGAGGCGGGCCGGCGGCCGAAGGGGCGGCTGGCGAGCGTGCTCACGACGGCTCCTTCATCGCCAGAGCCTTGGCCAGGGCCCGCTCGGCGATCTTCACGTCCTTGCGGGCGCGGTCAAGGCTCTTCTGCCGTGCCTCGACCAGGTAGGCATGAGCGCCGGCCCAGGTGTCGTGCATGGAATGGCTCAGGTCAAACATCCGTGGGTTCCGGCGCTCGTAGGGGGTGAGCGCCCGGTGCGAGATGCGGTTGCTGTGGCGGTTGGCCACGTAGACCTTGGGATTGCGTGCGGTCATGCCAGCACTCCCAGCAGGTCGATCTTCCCCCAGTGGGCCAGCAGCACCGCCTCAGCGCGGTTGTGGTCCTTCTGGCGCTTCAGCTCGGGCAGCTCGCCATACAGGTCGCGCGCCGTCTCCAGCGCCTTCTTCTTGTCACTGCCCAAGCCGTAGCGGCGCTTCCAGCGCTGGGGCGCCACGTACTCCACGGGGAAGCGCAGGCACTCCAGCACCGTCTCGATGGCGCCCAGGCTGCGCATCAGGCTGCCCTGCGTCTGCACAGCGTTGTTGGCGCCGCCCATGGTGTTGACCTGCTCCAGGATCACCTGGGGCCGTGCTGCGTCGGCCGGGCAGTGCTTGAGCAGCAGGCTGCACAGCGCGCGGCTGTCGATCTTGCGCTTCACGAGCGCCTTGGGGCCGGCGCCGGGCACGGGCATGGTGGGCAGGTCGAACACAGCCCGCACGCCCTGGTGGTCCAGCACTGCGCAGGCGCCGGTCAGGCCTGGGTCGATTCCGATGATGATGGTCATGGGTGGGGTCCTCGTCTCAGACTTCTTCGGTGTAGGCAATGGAGCGGCCACGGCCGGGCGTGGGCTTGGAAAGGGGCTCGCCGCTGTCGGACCAGCGCTGGTAGCCGCCGTCGAACGACAGCGCGGCGCTGCCGATGCGGCCCTGGCGGTTCTTGGCGAAGTCCGCCTCGATGACCTTGGCGCCGTGGGCGGAGATGTGGTTGAGGCTGAGCAGGACCACCACGTCGGCGTCCTCCTCGATGGCGCCCGACTCCTTCAGGTCCGACAACTGGGGCTTCCCGCCGACGCGGCCCTCCACCAGGCGATTGAGCTGGCTCAGGGCCACGATGGTGATGCCCAGCTCCTTGGCCAGGGCCTTGAGGCCGCGGCTCAGTTCTTCGATCTGGTGGTGGCGCTTGTCGTCGGACTTGCGGCTGCCGCACAGCTGGATGTAGTCGATCACCAGCAGCTTGATCTTGTGCTGGCGTACCAGCGCGCGGGCCTTGGCGCGGATGTCGGCGAGCGTCAGCGCCGGCTGGTCGTCCAAGTACAGCGGCAGCTGTCCCATGCGCTCTATCGTCTCGGTCAGGCGCGCCCAGTCCGAGTCGCGCAGCTGGCCGGTGATGATGCTGTCCAGGTAGATCCGGCCGATGTTGCTGGCGATGCGGTCCATCAGGTCGCCCTTGGGCATTTCCTGGGACAGGAACGCGGCGCCGTGCCCTTCCAGGGCCAGGTTGATGCACCACTGCATCGCCAGGGACGACTTGCCGACGGCCGGGCGCGCGGCCAGGATGATCAGCTTGCCGCCGCGCCAGCCACCGTTCAGGCGCTTGTTGATGCCTGGGATGCCGGTACGCACGCCGGGCTCGATGGTGCCGTCGGCCAAGCCTTGGACGCGGTTGATCAGCTCCGTGGCCATCGAGCCCACAGACTCGGGCGCTTGGCGGCCACGGTTAACAGCCAGGGCCTGCAGCTTGGCCTGGGCCTTGTCCAGGCGGTCTCCTGCGTCCAGGCCGGGCTCGACCGCAATTTCGCGCACGTCGGCTGCCGCCTGCATCAGGCCACGCATCATGGCGCGCTCAATGACGGCTTCGGCGTAGCGGCGCACGCTGCCGGGGCCAAACGGCACCTGGGCGATGTCGTTCAGCTCCACCATGCTGATCTCGCTGTGCCCTGCGGCTTGCAGGGCCACCAGCACGCTGACTACGTCGGCAGGCTTGCCGGCCACAACCAGTGCAGCGATGGTCGAGAAGATCTGGGCGTGCTGCAGGCGGTAGAAGTGCTTTGGCTCCAGGATGTCGCCGACCAGGTCGAACAGGTCGTTGTTGATCATCACGGCGCCAAGCACACCGGCTTCGGCTTCAGGGGACCAGGGCAGCACGGTGCCTTCGTCGTCATGCGGGTGCATGGGCGGCCTCCTGCTTGGCTTGGTGAGCAGCGCGGCGGGCTTCCAGCACCTGCTTGCGCTGCAGGCCTGTCGAGGACCACTGCACGGCGCCGGACTCAGCCGTGAACCACAGCGAGAACCAGCGCTCCTTCACGGAGTTGGCGAAGTGGCCAGGCCAGTCCTTGTACCGCTTGGCCTTGTACTTCGAATCCTCGACGTAGCGCTCGCGGAAAGCGACCCACGCCACCTGCAGCATCTCCTCGCAGATGCCCGCATCGCTGGCCCAACCCCGGATCGAATGGTCCTCAGGCAGAGGCTTCACGCCCTGGCCACGGCACTGGTCGATGTAGGACGCCAGGGTGGTTTCATCCCGTTTTTTGCGACCAGAGGGGCGGGAAGGCGAAGTCGCCGCCCCCTCCTCGGAACGAAGTGGAGAGGAGGAATCCTGTTCCTGTTCCTGTTCCTGTTCCTGTTCCTGTTCCTGTTCCTGATTAGGCATAGCCTTCGAGGAAGCCTTTCCGAAAGTCTCATCGAAAGCCTTCCCGAAAGCCTCTCCGAGCGCATGAACACTGGCTCTCAGGTGCTCCAGGGCCTCGCGCTTCAGGTCGCATTCGGGGATCAGGTCGAACTCAGCAGCCCAGCTCTTAACCACGTTGGGGGACTCGGGCCGGTTGTGCTTGATGGCGTTCGGAACCCACATGACGCGGGCTTTGAAGTCGGCTTTCACCATCCCTTGTTGGAAGACTTCCCGGAAGGCTTTGTCGAAGGCTTCCAGATCCCAATCCAGTTCCTCGGCCATGGCGGCACGGCCAGCGCGGAACAAACCGGGAATGGGGCCTGTGTGGGGGCCGGTGATGAGGAACAGCCACAGACCTTGACCACAGGGGGGCATGGGCGACAGGCGGCGGAATTTCTCGTCGCCCCAGGTGCGCACCTCGACCTTCCGGTAGCGGCTCGGCGCGCGGGCGGTTTTGGGGATATCGGTATCGGTCACTGCACGCGCCCTTCTTGTTGTTGTGTTTCTGTGGCCAGCGCACGAGCCATCTCAGCTTGGCGCTCAGGCGAGCGGCGGCCGATCAGCGCGTACATGGCCTTCTTGCCTTGATCGACGCAGCGGCGGTACATCAGGTTCTTGGTGCGCTCGAACGCCAGCATGTCGGCGCTCATCAGCAAGGCCTGGGCCTGGATGCGCAGCTCCAGCTCCTGGTCTGCGAGTGGCATGGAAACCGGTGTGGGCGCGAAGTCCACCACCAGCATGGGCTGGGGCGGCTGGCCATCGACACCGGCGAAACGGATCTGGATGTTCATGGCCTGCCTCACAGATACGGCCACAGCTGCTCGGTGTCTTGCATGCGCTCGACCTCGCGGCGGTGGGAATCAAACCAGGCGCGGGCCTGGATCTCGGGAACGCACTGGTAGTCCTGGGGCACCACCTTCCAGCCTGCGTGGTACAGGAACTGGATGCAGGCCTCCAGGTCGTCGTTCTTGATCCGGCTGACCGTGGACTCAGAAACGCCCATTGCAGCGGCGATGGCCGCCTGCCGGATCTCTTTCATCCCTTGCAAGACCTGGGAATGCGCCTTGCGTGACCTCTCATGCGCGCTATCGGAAACTTCAGACATGGATTACCCCTTACACACAGAACCGGCCGCTCTCACGGCCACGACAACAGCGTCTCCGGCAGCGCGCCGGCATGCGTTCGCATCAGCCATGGGCCGGCTGCTGGGGTTGGGATTGGGCGGCGGCGGGCTGCTCGGGCAGCGGCTCTCGCCCGTAGACCTGATCAAGGCTCACCACGAGCCCGCGACCAAGGGAGAAATCAATCAGCCGAAGCGCGACGTGCACGGGCATGGATTGCTGCCCGGACTCGTAGTTGGCGATGTTTCCTTGGCTGCATTCGATGCCAACGCCAAGCTCTTTTTGGGTCACCCCCAGGAGCGACCGGATGGGTTTGAGTGTCTGCATGGCGATCATTATCAGCGCCGCTGGTTTATCCGTCAACCAGCGGCGCTGATTGATCGAAACCAGCGCGCCTGATACTTCGACCATGAGTAGCAAGAAAGCCATAGTCACGGACGAGCACCGCGAAGAGGCGCGGGCCCTGCGTGAAATCTGGAACAGGGTCAAGCCCAGAAACCAGAAGGAGTTCGGCGCGGAGTTCGGCATCGGCGGGCAGACCGCCGTCAGCAACTTCCTTAGCGGCACATCAGCCCTCAGCCTGAAAGCTGCAGCGGGTTTTGCCGCTGGCTTGGGCTGCCGCATTGAGGACTTCAGTCCCCGCCTGGCAGCCCCTGCGGCACAGATCGCTGAACTGACGCCACCTCCCCCGCCCTCCAGCGACGAATACACGTCAGTTCGATATGCAAACGTGCGCTTCGCCAATGGCTCCGGCAAGGTGGCCTATATCGCGGCAGACAAGCCCGCCCTGGTATTCCGCACCGACTTTTTGAAGAGAGCGGGCGTCTCGCAGGCAAATGCAGTCGTGGTGGATGCCACGGGGCATAGCAACGAGCCGAAGATTCCCGACGGCTCCATCGTCTTGGTGGACCGAGGAGACAAAGAGCGTCTGAACGGAGACTTCTACGCCTTCCGCGCTGACGGCGAATTGCTGATCAAGCGCTTGCAGAACGTTCCCGGGGCAGGCGTCCTTGCGATCGCTGAGAACCCGAGCTTCAAACCCAAGCAGGTCATGTATCAAGAAGGGGATGATTTCGAGGTCATCGGGCGGGCTGTCTGGGCCGGCATCATGCTCTGAACCTATCGCCCCCACTCCTTCCACTCCAGCTCAAAAGACCCGCAGTTCGCGGGTTTTTTTTCGGCCATTCGCAAGAACAACCAGCGCGCAGGAAACAAAAATCAGCGCCGCTGGTTGACATACATACCAGCGCCGCTGATAATAAATCCCAGCAGCCCACACAGCGCATCAGCGCCAGGGCTGTCACCGGCCAGATGGTCAACCGGCGTCGGAAACGATGGGAAGGGTTCGAAGGAAGGCTCAGCCGACCTGCCCGTGGAGCCATGAAGGTGCTGCCCCTGCACCGAGAAGGATGGGGCGTAGTGAGGTTTGGAGCCGGGATTCCGGGAACAGCCAGACCGAAAACCGCAGGGCCTTCATCCAGGGTCCTGCGGTTTCACAACGAAGGAGATGAGAGATGAAGCCAGAGGACGTCATGCGCCATGCAACGATCAGGCGCGCCCAGGTCGAGAAAGCCATGTCGGGCATGGAGCACCGGATGAAGACGGACCCATCCCCGTATTGGCGCTCGATCATCGAGTCGAATTTCCGGGAAGCGCAGCTCACCTTGCTGGCCATAAAAGAGCATGGGGAACGGTTCATGCGTGGCGAGCTTGGAGCTGAGCAAGACCTCATTGACCTGCTCGCCTGATCCCCCGCCCTGGCAAGCCCAGGGCCCATCACATCTGCAACTGGGTCCCTCGGGATAGTGCTGCAGCTCTGCCGGTTGCAGTTGTGATGGTTTTTCAGCCGCGCGCGCACCGGAGATGGATGCAAGCGATTTGCGCGCAATACGCGGCTCCTTTTTCCAGCCGGGCCCTGGGGGACTATCTCCAACCCTCCCTGACTCCCCAGGCGTGCCAGCAATGGCGCCGGCTTTTTTCATCGGCCCGCAGCTTCACCGCTCCGGGCCTTTTTCATTCCCGGCCCGCAGCGGCCGCCACCACAGGAGATTCAGCCATGCTGATGACCGCCAACCCCTGCGCGGATGCGGAGCGCTGGGAGAACGAGATGGACCGCCGCGCCGCTGCGGCTGATGAAGACAGGGCCCGCGCAATGCAGAAGCTGCAGCGCGCCGCGGCCTTCATGACGCCGGTGGACTGGTTCCACGAGCGAATGCCCGGCCCCTTCGGCCTGCCCATGTCCTTCGACGAAATGCTGGCCGAGGCCATTGCCGACGGCGACCACGACAGCATCACGGCGCTCGGCGCGCTGATGGTCAGCCAGCCGGCCCTGCAGCTGCGCACCGCCGTCATGGCCCACATGGCCAACCGCTACCCGGAGGGCATCAATGCTGCCTGACGCTGCCACCGTCGCCAAGCACCCCGCCCTGGCCGAGTTCGCTCTGCGCGAACAGCAGGCCGAGATCTCGCGGCTGCTAGCCCTGGTGGCCAGCCTCACCCCTGCCGCGCCGCTGGCACCCGAAGCCCTGCGCGCCGCGCTCGCTCAACAACCCGAGGCGCTGGAGTTCAGCGCCGATGCCATTTGAGGACATGCCATGGCCGATAAAGATACCCAGAGCTATGCGCTGCGTTATGCAGAGCTGTTAGAGAAATACGTTAGCGATTCTTTATTGATATTGACAGACTCCCAGCAGGGCATGATTCGTGAGGCGGCGGGCATCCTGCTTCGCCTGGCCGCAGAAAACGAAGCTCTGGGCCGGTCAAGCCACACCCTCTTCAAAGAGAGAAACAACGCGCGCGATGCGGTGTACCGCTACCGCAAGGAGATTGAATCTCTCCAACTGGCACTAGAGCGCGTCCCGGCTGGCTGGCGCACTGTCATCGACAACCACTGCGACAGGCTGCTTGACGCGGAGCCTTCGAGCTACGACAGCCAGGGATACCGAGACTTCGCCCGCTCTGTGCTGGATGGAGTCGTTGACGAACTGGCTGCCCTGGAGGCTGATCCAGCCACGAAGCGCCAGGAGGCGGAGGCCATCAAGGCCGAGTTTCTGGAGCGCACAGGCCAGTACCTGACAAACGACGCCAGCCGAGAGGCTTGCATTGCAGAGGCCGTGGCAGCCGAGCGCGAGGCAGCCGCACCATATGTCGGGGATGCCATACGTTACCGCCTGCTGAGACGCGGACAGCACTGGAGCGTAATCGATTGGAAGGGCGATGTCCTGCGCGGCGATGAACTGGACCTCGCTATTGACTCTAAGAACGAAGCCAAAGCAGCCGCCAAGGAGTGCTCATGAAAGAACGACCAATTCTGTTTTCTGCGCCTATGGTTCTCGCGCTCCTGGCCGGCACGAAGACCCAGACGCGCCGGATCTGCAAGCCAGCGATGGCCCACAACTTGAGCCACGTTGTCGAAGTGCCAGACCCGCAGGAGCGCGGCCAGATTTACAACGGCACCACCTTCGGCGATGAAGAGGGCGGCATCCAGTTCGCGTCGCCCTATGGAGGCATGCGCGACAGGCTCTGGGTCCGCGAGTCGCACTGGTGGTTCAAGGACGAATGCGACCACGAGACGGGCTACTACCCGCCACCCCTGACCGCCGATGACGTGGAATACAGGGCCGACGGTGAAAGCAAACGGCACGGCTGGCGCCCCAGCATACACATGCCGCGATGGGCCAGCCGCATCACGCTGGAGATCACTGGCGTGCGCGTGGAGCGGTTGCAGGACATCAACCAAGCTGACGCCCAAGCAGAGGGCGCTCCTCCCAGCCATCCCAGCATCGACCAGATTTCCCGCGAGTTCGGCTACCCCGATTTCCCGCGATCCTGGTATGCGCAGCTGTGGGAAGAGATCAACGGCCCCGGCTCCTGGGCCCAGAACCCTTGGGTCTGGGTAGTCGAGTTCAAGCGTGTTCAGCAGGCCTCCTCCGGGAGGCCTTCTCAATTGGAGGACACCCCATGCAGCGCGTGACCCCGGCCGAGCCCTTCAACCCCGATCCCGACGCCCGCTACCGCCGCACGCTGGCCGAGGCCTTCCCGTGCGATGCCGGGCAGGCAGTGGCCTTCTTCGACGTGTCGCGCCCGCCGCGCTACGGCCGCTGGCTTGCCTTGGTGCTGGGCCTGCTGGTGGTGCTGGCCCTGGCCGGCTGCAGCCCCGCAGAAGCCCAGGAGCCCCAGCCCACGCCAGAGGAACAGCGCATTGCGCGCGCAGCGGCCATGGCCTGCGAGGGCCTCACCCCTGTCTGGCAAGACGGCGGATCGCACATCTGCCTGAAGGAGCGCCCGTGATCAATCTGGCCGAACTCACCGACACCGAGAAAGTCCCGCTCCTTCTCGAATGGCTTGAAGAAGCCGCACAGAAGCTGGACAGGGCCTGGCCCGCTGGCGGCAATCGCTACCTGAAATTCGTCAGGGAAATGCGCGACGAACCTCTGGACCCCGAATGAACGCCCTCCTCCACCTGTTCCTCTGGCTCGGCCTGAGCACCGTCTCGTTCGGCCTGGCCGCCCTCACTTCCGGCGCCTTCTGAGCGCCGTTTTCATTTCCACCATAGAGGTTCCACATGAGCATTGCAGCCCCCCGTGACATCTACGTCCGCCACACCGGCAAAGAAGGCAACTCCTACGTCAACCAGCACCGCGTCTGGGACGCTGACCGCTTCATCGCCGCGCAGCAGGCCGAGGCAGCCAAGGCCGGCGGCAAGGCCAAGGCTGAGCAGATCACCGAAGAACAGTACCGCGCCGCGCGGAAGTGAGGCAACGATGCCCAACGTGCTCACAACCCAGACAGGCGGCCAGCTGCGCGCCGCCTCCCAATTCGACCTGAGCCCGCAGAACTTCGATCAGGCCCTGACCTTCTCCAAGTACCTAGCCGACAGCGACCTGGTGCCCAAGGACTTCAAGGGCAAGCCCGGCAACTGCCTGATCGCCATGCAGTGGGGCGCGGAGCTGGGCCTCAAGCCGCTCCAGTCGCTCCAGAACCTGGCCGTGATCAACGGCAGGCCCGCGCTGTGGGGTGATGCGGTCATCGCTCTGGTGCTGGCCAGCCCAGTCTGCGAGTACGTCAACGAAGACGACGACGGCCAGACCGCCTACTGCCGCGTTAAGCGCAAGGGTGGCGTCGAACAGGTCCGGAGCTTCAGCATGGAAGATGCCCAGCGCGCCGGCCTCACCGGAAAGCAGGGCCCTTGGATGCAGTACCCGAAGCGCATGCGCCAGATGCGTGCCCGGGCCTTCGCGCTGCGCGACGTGTTCCCGGACGTACTGCGCGGTATGCCCGTGGCTGAAGAACTGCAGGACATGGCCAATGCCGCGCCGCAGCCCGGCGAGCGCCACATGGGCGAGGCGGAAGTCGTGCAGCCCGAATGGCCCGCCGACCGCTGGGCTGCCGGTTTGCCCAAATGGGCAGACGGCATTGTGAAGGGCAAGCCCATCGCCGACGTGCTGGCCTGGCTGGGCAGCAAGGGCAAGGTCACGGCCGAGCAGGAGCAGCAGCTGCGCGACGAGGTGGTTAGGCGCCAGGGCGCCAGCGCGGCGCCTGCAGGTGCAGCGGCCAATGCCGCCGACCCGGCCACCGACGCCGACGGCGTGCTGGTGGTGGACGCGGCCAAGTTGGAACAGGACCTGCGCGGCGCCGCCGACCTGGACGCGCTCTACAAGCACGGCTCCTTGCTGGACGCCGTGGAAGACCTGGCCGAACGCCAGCGCCTCACCGAAATCTTCGAGGCCCGCATGGCCGAACTGGAGGGATGACATGCAGATCGTGAACCTCACGCAGGGCTCGCCCGCCTGGCACCAGCACCGCGCCCAGCATTGGAACGCCAGCGACGCGCCAGCCATGATGGGCTGCAGCAGCTACAAGACGCGCAGCGAGCTGGTGCGCGAGCTGGCCACGGGCATCTCGCCCGAGGCAGACGCCGCCACCGAACGACGGTTCGCCGACGGCCACCGCTTCGAGGCCCTGGCCCGGCCGCTGGCCGAAGAGATCATCGGCGAAGAGCTTTCGCCGTGCGTGGGCACCGAGGGCAAGCTCTCGGCCAGCTTCGACGGCCTGACCTTCATGAACGACGTTGCATCAGAGCACAAGAGCCTCAACGACCGCCTGCGCGCGGCCATGGGCGAAGGCTGCACGGGCGCCGACCTGCCGCTGGAGTACCAAGTTCAGATGGAGCAGCAGGCCGCAGTGTCTGGCTGCGAGCGCATTCTGTTCATGGCCAGCAAATGGAAGTTCGAAGAAGGATTGGGCGAGGGCGAATGGATGCTGGTCGAGGAACGTCACTGCTGGTACACGCCAAACCCAGTGCTGCGCGCCCAGATCCTCGCCGGCTGGGAGCAGCTGGCTCTGGAGGTCGCCGCCTATGTGCCGGCCGACACCAGCGCCGCGCCCGTTGTGGCCGAGCCCGTGGAGAGCCTGCCGGCCGTGGCCGTCCAGCTGCAGGGCAGCCTGGCCGTGGTGTCCAACCTGGACAAGGTGGCCCTGGCCGTCCGCGCCTTCATCGACGGCATGGTGGCAAAGCCCGCCACCGACCAGGAATTCGCTGACGCCGAGGCCGAGTGCAAGGCGCTCAAGAAGGGTGAGGAAGCGATGAAGGCCGCTGTGGCCAACGCGCTGGCCCAGGTCAGCGACGTGGAGGCCTTCACGCGCACTGCCAACGACCTGGCCGACCTGATGCGCACTACGCGGCTGGCGCGCGAGAAACTGGTGGCGGCCGAGAAGGAAAGCCGAAAGGCCGAGATCGTGGCCAGCGCCCAGGCCAACCTGGACCAGCACATCGCGGCCCTGAACCAGCAACGCCTGGGCGCCAACTGGATTCCGCGCGTTGCCGGCGGCTTCGCCGACGCCATCCGGGGCAAGAAGTCGCTGGACAACATGCGCGACGCTATCGCGGTGGTGCTGACCAACGCCAAGGCGGACGCCAACGCGCTGGCCGGCAGGCTGGAGGCGAACCGCCAGCACCTGCGCCAGGACGATGGTGACTGGATCGCGCTGTTTGCCGACTTCGCGGCCGTGGGCGGCAAGGCGTCCGAGGACTTCCAGGCCCTGGCCGCGCTGCGCATCGGGCAGCATCGCCAAGCCGAAGCCAAGCGCCTGGAGGCCGAGCGCGAGCGGATCCGGCAGGAGGAAGAAGCCCGGGCCCAGCGTGCGGCGGCGGCAGAAGCGGCGCGCGTGGCAGCCGAGCAGTCGCGCCAGCTCGAAGCCGAGCGTGCACGCATCCGGCAGGAAGAGCAGCAGCGCGCAGACGCCGAGGCCCGCGAGAAGCTGGCCCAGGCCAACGCCCAGGCGCAGGCCGGCATCGCCGAAGGCCGCGAGGCTGGCGCGCTGTCCGCGCCGCTGCTGGATGACCTGAGCGCCACGGCCTCCCACGTACACGACAGCGGCGTGGCAGCGCTCGACACGCAGCAGGCCATCAGCACGGCCCAGGCAAGCAGCGCTGCAGCGACACCTGCAGTCGAAGACGCCGGCGCCACGATCACCCTGGGCCAGCTCAACGCGCAGCTGAAGGCCGAAAACCTGTCGGTCAAGGTGTCCGCCGAGACGCTGGATGACCTGGGCCTTCCGTACCGAAAGGAGCGTGGCGCCGTCCTGGTGCTGGTCTCCGACGCCAAGCGCCTGGCCCTGAAGCTGGCCCTGGGCTTCGAGAAGTTCGGCCGCGCGCTCACCGCGCCCGCCTGATCTCGGGCTCTGCCCGCCGCCCGGATGCCCGCCTTCGCGCGGGCATTGTTTTTTCCTCATCGGCCGCCTGGCCGAGAAAGCCTGAACATGAACCCCGCCCTCTTCTTCGACACGGAAACCACCGGCCTGCCGCTCTTCAAGGAGCCCAGCGAGCACCCAGAGCAGCCCCACCTGGTGCAGCTGGCCGCCAGCCTGGTGGACCTCGACACCCGCACGGTGCTTTCCAGCATCGATGTCATCGTCAGGCCAGACGGCTGGACCGTCCCCGACGAAGTGGCCGCCATCCACGGCATCACCACCGAGAAGGCGCTGGACCTGGGCGTGCCCGAGGATGTGGCCGTGAGCATGCTGCTTTCGATGTGGGGCGGTCGCATGCGCGTGGCCCACAACGAGAGCTTCGACGCCCGCATCCTGCGCATCGCCATCAAGCGCCACATCGATGCGCGCGAGCCCGCCGCTGCCCTGCCCCAATCCGACATCTGGAAGGCGGGCCCCAGCGCATGCACAGCGCTGCTGACCACCCCGATCTGCAAGCTGCCGCCCACCGAGAAGATGCGCGCCGCCGGCATAGGCAAGTTCAAGACGCCGAAGCTGGCCGAGGCCTACCACCACTTCTTCGGCCGCGACTTCGAGGGCGCACACACCGCTGGTGCTGACGTCGCCGCCTGCATCGCTGTCTATTTCGCTGTCCAAGACCTGAAGACAGCGAAGGCAGCCTGACCCTGTTTCCACCACCACAAAGGAAAACCATGGCCTTCGAATTGGCTGAATCCACGGCCGTCACCATCACCAACGCCAACCCGCGGCGCGAGCTGCACGGCGAAGAGAAGGTGCGCGCAATCGACATCTCGTTCACGCTCACGGGCGAGAACACCCTGCTGGACCTGCTGGAGCCCGGCCTGCGCGAGCACCACTACTGCAACAAGGCGGCCACGGCCGGCCAGGAGGCGCTCCCCGGCGTGCTGATCCCGCTGCCGAACCTGCGGCACCCGCAGCTGCCCCTGCTCTACCACTACGGCAAGGGCCAGAAGTGGCGCGGCTACCGCTTCATCTGGGACTGGGGCATCGAAGACGCGCACGTGGACTTCATGGACGCCGTGCTGACCGGCCTGCACTACGAGCTGAGCGAAGGCGGCAGCGTGACGATCAAGGGCACCATCCAGTACAACGGCGACGAACTGCAGGACAACGATGTCTTCGGCGAGCTGTCCGGCCTGGCAGCCGAGGGCGAGATCTACATCAAGCTGCTGGCCCCGGCCGAGTTGCTGCAGGCAAAGAAGGGCTACCGCGCCGGCAAGCCGGACACGCCAGCCAGCCAGCCGGACAACGAGGACCAGCAGGAGCTGGATGTGGATGGCGAGGACGAGCCGCCCACCGACCCGAACCACCCTGTGAACCAGACACCGGAAGACGCCTTCGCGGCGGCTGTGACCGGCGACCAGGCCTGAACCATCCACTGAACCAACCTACGGCGCCCGCGCGGCGCCACAAGGAACCATCCATGACCTCCTACACCGAACTGCTGGCCCAGAAGGCCACCCTTGACGCCCAGATCGCAGCTGCCCAGGCAGAGCGCAAAGCCGAAGGCATCGCCCAGGCGCGTGCGCTGATCGCAGCGCACGGCCTGACCGCTGCCGATGTCTTCCCCGCCACGAAGGCCAAGGGCAGCGTGGGCGCCCCGAAGTACCGCGACCCCGCCACCGGCGCCACCTGGACCGGCAGGGGCAAGCCGCCGAACTGGATCAACGGCAAAGACCGCACGCCCTTCCAAATCACGCCCGCCTGACCCCGAGGCATGAGCACAGCGCATGGGCGCTGTCCTGATACCTCCCCTCCCCCTTCCAAAGCCTGACCGGGTAACGCGGCCAGGCTTTTTTCGTTTCTGGAGCCCCGATGCAATACCAACTGGAGCACGGCGACTGCCTGGATGTGCTGCGCACGCTCGCAGACAGCAGTGTCGATGCAATCGTGACCGATCCGCCATATGCCTTGCCTGGAGGCTTCATGGGGGAAGCATGGGACAAACATGACGGCCGAGAGGATGCTGGATTCGGATACTGGCTGGCCGGCTTCACGGACGGCGAGGGGTGTTTTCGCGTGCAGCGCCACGAGAGGGGCACACATACCTGCGCGTTCCAGATCAAGCTGCGCCGCGATGACAAGACGGTGTTGGAGCGCATCAGGCGATTCGTCGGCTACGGCACCGTGCGGAATATTGAGGGCGAAGGCAACAGCAATCCTCAAGCGGTGTACGTAGTGCAGGATAAAGAAGGCTGCGAGATACTTGTCGGACTGTTCCGGCGCTATCCATTGACAGCGAAGAAGGCGAACGACTTCGAAGTGTGGTCGGAAGCAGTCTGGGAGTGGCTGGACCGCCCGCGCGGCAATCGCTGGCACGGTCAGTCCGACCAGTCTCGTGCTGCGATCCTCAAAGCTCGGCTGGAGGACGTTAGGCGCTACACGGATGTAGCGTGGTCGGGGCATCGTTTCCAGGACTGGTGCCGCTGCTGGGCAATGGAATGCCTGCGCGTGCTCAAGCCGGGGGGGCATCTGCTGGCATTCGGTGCGCCACGCCAGTACCATCGACTGGCATGCGGGATCGAGGACGCAGGCTTTGATGTACGAGACACGCTGGGATGGATTTTTTCATCGGGTTTCCCGAAAAGCCATAACCTTGCCGGTGATTGGGATGGCTGGGGGACAGCGCTGAAACCAGCATGGGAAAGCATCGTGCTGGCGCGCAAGCCCCTGACAAGCACGGTGGCAGAGAATGTGCTCGCGCACGGCACGGGGGCGCTGAATATCGACGGGTGCCGAGTCCCTGTCGATGCCAGCGACGACATTCACGCCAAGAATCCACACACGAAGGGTGGATTCGGCCACGGCAATGCTGCGGTTTACGGAGACAGCGCCGGCGCACCTGCCTACAACCCAAGTTCGGGCCGCTGGCCAGCTAACCTGATCCATGGCGGCGGCGAGCCTGCCGCGTTGCTGGGTGAAGCCGCCCGCTACTTTTACTGCGCCAAGGCAAACAAACGCGATCGAGGCGCCGGAAATAACCATCCGACGGTCAAGCCAACAGACCTGATGGCTTACCTGTGCAGGCTCGTGACACCGCCTGGAGGCTTGGTGCTGGACCCCTTCATGGGATCGGGCAGCACCGGCAAGGCCTGCATGCGCGAAGGATTTCGCTTCCTGGGCATCGAGCGCGAGGCCGAGTACTTGGCCATAGCCCGCGCACGCATTGAGCATGAAGCGCGCCGGCACGGCGCCCTGGCAGCCGAACCACTGCCGCCAGAAACCGTCGCCGCAGCACCAGCGCCGCCCGCGCGCCACGCGCAACCACCCGAACCAGAGCCCGCACAACGCGGGCTTTTTTGATCCCGCCCCATGACCCCGACCCCACCCCAGGCCGCGTGCCAGCTGCTGCTGCTGCGCGCAGGCCACGTCATCAACACCACCGCCAGCCACTGGCAAATCGACAGGAGCAACCCATGACCCACATCCTGATCCCGCGCGAACCCAGCACCGCCCTCCTTCGCCCTTTCATCGGCTGCAACACCCAGGAACTGCACGAGGCCTGGGCCGCGATGGTCCGCATTGCTGAGGTCCAGCATGCACGCGCTGGCAGCCAGTGCCCGGCCCAGATCGAGCAGTCCGCAGCCCTGGCCGGCACCACCATCGAGCAGTACGCCCGCATGTTCAACGCGGCCTGTGAGGCCCTGGGCCAGATAAGCGACTGCCTGGGCATCAACTCCGACATCAACCCCGGCGCCGAGCCGATCATTGCCGCCATCGAGCAGCTGCGCGCCGGCAGCACGCATCCTGTGCTGGACGACCGCTGGAAGGCCCGCATGCTCGACGGCCGCGCCATCGAGCGCGACGAGATGGGGCTGGGCGATCACCCCGAACTGCCGCTGCTGGACGAAGGCATGATGCCCCGCAGCTTCTTCGCCGCGCTCGGTCTGGAGCTGGCACACACGTCGGCCGAGGACCAGTTGGACGGGGATGTGCTCGGCGCGATGAGCGAGGCCGTCAACTGGACAGACTGGCTGCCCACCCCGCCCCATGGCGACGGCTGGAAGCTGGTATCCATCTTCGACACAGAGGATGGCCCCGTCGCGTGGTGGCTGCGCGAGCTGCCCGAAGCCGAGGACGGCACAACGACCATCCGCAACCTGCAGGCCGAGGTCGAGAATCTGAAGGCGAGCGCTGCTCGCGTCAGGGCAGCTCCTGCCGCTGTTGCAGGGCCGGTCTGGGGAGAGCAGCAGGTGCATGCGCTGGCCATCCACATGGCGGCGTCAGCCCCGCCGTCGCACAAGCCGCGCGACTACGACGCTGACATGGCCTGGGCACGTTCTGCGCTGGGCTTCATCGCTGGCCATGCCCCGGCAGCGCCCGCCCTGGAAGCGCCTGCAGCCCCTGCCCCGGCCGTGCCCGATGGCTGGCGTCTGGTGCCCATCGAGTTCCTGCGAGGCTTCGGTACGCTGGCGCACAACTACTCTCTGACCGCAATTGCGCCAGACCACTATTGGGGCAACGAGCGCAGCGCGTTCAGCGATGCCTACGCCAGGTGCGGCCAAGACCTGACCAAGCTGCGCGACATGCTGTCCGCAGAAGCCCCGCCGCTAGCAGCAGCGCCCCAGGCACCTGCTGCGCCCGGGGCAGCGATCACCGATGCTCAGGTTGATGCATACCTGACCACGCAGCGGCGCTCAGTCGAACAGGCTGACCGCCTTCCCATGGGCATCACGCCCACCCACGCCGTGCGCGAGGCATGCCGCCAGGGTCTGCTGGCTGCCATCGGGGCAGCACCTGCTGCGCCTGCAGTGGATGCGGGCGGCGACGGCTGGTATCTGCAGGACACGCGCAGCTATGTCGGCAACGACGTGCTCTGGTGGGCGAAAGATGGCAAGGGCTACACCACCGACGTGAGCAAGGCGCACGTATTCACGCGCGAAGAGGCGTTCTCCCAAGCAGCGATGCGTGGCGTGGATCGCGCGTGGCCCAAGGCGTACATCGATGGCAAGACCAGGCCCGCCGTGGACATGCAATACATCAACCATGACCAGGCCATCGCAGCCCAGGCAGCAGCCAAGGGGGCGGACGCATGAAGCCATCGAAAGCCCTGCGCCATATGGTCGAGCACATCGACTCGCTGGACACGAACCTGAACTACTACATCAGCCGCGTTAAGGACATGCCGCGCGACGACATGGCTGAACTGGTGACCCAAAGCATCCGCGAGCGCCTGGAGGCAATGCGCGAACTCGCACAGCGCCCCACTGGGCACAAGGAGAGCTGATGCCCCAGCACAAAGTCCACTACTACGTTGAGAGCGGCTGGCCCGATGACTACTTCGCTGGCTGCCACATCGAGGAGTACCACGCATCGACGGCGAACGAGGACAAGGTGACATGCAAGCACTGCCTGCGGAACCTTGCCAATGAGCGCGCCCAGGCGCAGCAGAAGGACAGTGACATGCAGGAGACGATTGTTGGAATGGTGCTCGGCATCCTGATCGGTGGAGGCATCTCCGCAGCAGTCGATGAACACCGACAGTCTCAACCAGGCGGCCAACAGGCTCTGAAGCAGGCCTGTGAAGCGACCATCCCGCGCAATCAAGAGTGCGTGATGCGCTTCGTGCCGGCAGAGAAAGGACAGACCCCGTGACCACAGCACCAACACCCGAAGAGGTCCACGCGCTCGCGGCGCGGCTGGAGCACTGCGTAGCCAAATGGGGGAAGCAGAACGCCTTGTCCCTGGAGGCTTACAGCGCGGTCAAGATGATGCGCCGCCTGCAGGCCAGCTACCAGGCCCTGCAGACAGAAAACGAGCGCCTGCGAATGGAACTCGTGGCCGAGGCCCGTGCCGCTGCAGAACAGAAGCTGCGAGCAGACCAACTGGCCCAGCAGCACCGCATGCAGGCCCAGATGCATGCGCAGGCCACCCAGCAACTGGCAGAGCTGGAGGCGCGCAAGCCGCCGCCGCTGAGCGATGAGCAGATCGAAGGACTGCGAGAGCAGACCTTCAGCACGAACAACCCGTTTTGCCCATGTGACAGCAAGACCATGCGCAAGGCTGTCCGAGCCGCCGAGCGCGCCCACGGCATCAAGGAGCCCTGACCATGGCCAGCAAAAAGCGACACGACTGGCACGACAAGCGCGCGCCACACCGCGACGACGAACCAATCACCTGGCCATCACCCGCTGGCCTTTTTTATGCCTGAACGCCTATGACGACCGACACCATCACCGCAGAACAATGCGCCGAGCTGCTCGGCTGCACGGAAGACACCGTCGAGGAGCTGTCGCGCAAGGGGGAGCTTCCGGGCCTGAAGTTCGGGCGCGGCTGGGTCTTCGTGCGCGCGGACCTGCTCGCCTACCTTGCCGAGCGCGGCCGGCAAGAGGCTGAGCAGCGGCGAGCTGACCGGGGCGGCGGCCCCCAGGCCGCACCCAACGTCCGTCAGATCAAGCCCCGCCGGCAGCCGCCCCCGGCCCTGCCGAAGCTCTCCACAGCTTAGCGGCCATATCTTCTGCACGGAAGCTGGCATAGCGGTGCGCCATCGTAGATCCGGGCGCCCAGCCCATGATCCGATTTACCTCTTCCAGGCGGAAAATCCAGTTTCCGCTTGCGTCTCTCATCTCAAGCCATCGGCAGGTGGCTTCGTGTCTCAAATCATGCTCATGGAGATCATGAATTTCCATGTAATTGAATGCAATGCGGAACCGGAACGAAAGCCTCTTGCCGACGATCCGGTATCCGTTCGCATCTTCCTCTTCCATAAATGGGAAAAGCCATGCGCTTGGCAGCATTGCGCGCGTGCTCAGGTACTCCTGTAGTGCCGCGTGCACTGAGGGAGCCATAGGAACATCCCGAAAGCTCACCTTTCCGCGCCACTGCTTTGAATTCTGGGCGCGTATAACCTTGGACTCCATGTCCACCTGAGAGCGCTTGAGCGTGGCGGCCTCTTTCAAACGCAGACCTGTCCCCAGGATGAGCTTGAACAAAGTCAGCAGCGCATTGCCACCAGCCAGCTGCAGCCCCCGGGTCCTATCTGGTCTTTCGTAGCCGGAAAGCACCATGATGATTTTTTCTTCTTCACCAGGTCTCAAGCGTCTATCCCGCTGCACGTTGGTCTTTGCCTCGCCCCCATCAGCTTGTGCCAATTTGGTATCAATGTCGCTGTACGTGGAATACCCTTTCGGCAATAGCCGCGCCGGGTTCTGCATTACCAGTGTCGGATGATTACGCAGATACTCATCTATCGCGCGCCCGAGCGCTTGGACTCGATGTCTTATTGACTGAGGCGTTAATTGCTTGGACACCTTCAGCCACTGTATATAGCCTTGCAACCATTTATAAGAAGCATCTGTGAGCTTGATTGTGCCCACCTCCCGATTCAGGGTCGAGAGCGTAATCAATTGAGATGGGGCGGCGTATCCACTTTGCTCCCACTCGCCGAGCACGCGGGTCAAGCGGATGTTGCCGAAGCCATTGTCACCATCGAGCAGCTCCCTCGGCAGCGCCAGACCTGAGTCTTTCATCAGCTTCCACTGCTGGCTGTACTTGATGGCCTCACCTTCGGTATCGAAGGTGAAGTACTTGCGGCCTCCGGGCAGCGACGGATGTCTCAACCCAATTTCCCATTTGCCAGATGCTTTCTGTCTCGGCTTCGCCAT